GGAATACAAAAAATATCGGGAGCGTCCAGTTGGTTGGCGACTTTTTGGAAGGAAATGGAATGTGACTTATTCGGTGAGTTCATTTAACGCTAAAAATCCTCTCCGATATGATACGATGGGAAAATTTGATTTTGACGAAAAGGATGAAGCACTGGAAAAAGCCATCAGGATTCTGGATGATGAAAAAATCAAATGGTGGCTTGAGGCTGGAACGTGTCTTGGGGCGATCCGGGAAAAAGATTTCATCAGCCATGACCCGGACATAGACATCGGTATAGCACCAGGAAATCTGAGACACTGGGATAAGTTGAAGAAGCGATTTTTGGAGGCTGGATTTGAGCTTTATAAAGAGTGGCGATGGGGAAGAAAAAAAATCGAGTTAAGTTTTCGATGGAAGGGAATCAAGGTTGATTTGTTTTTCTTTTTCAAGAAAGGCGATGTCTGGTGGCATGGAGCTTTCGGGCCCGGCTCATCCGGGAAATATGACCAGTTTCTTCCCTATGTTTTTCCAGCTGAGCTTTTTGAGGAGCTAGAAGAAGTTCTTTTTCGGGGAATGAGATGCTTTGTTCCGAATCCTCCCGAGAAATATCTTGAGTGTCGGTATGGCAAAAATTGGAGAGTCCCGGATAAAGATTACAAATACTGGATTGATTGTCAGGCAATAGACAAGGCTTTTTTCAAGAAGAAGAAAACTGTTTTTATTGGCGGTGTCTGGGATTTGTTTCACATCGGGCATTTAAACATCCTGGAGCGAGCAAAAGAATTGGGGGGATATCTTATTGTTGGGGTCTTGACTGACCGAGCAGCAAAAAAATACAAAGAAGCGCCGGTTATTCCATTTGAGCAGAGAAAACGAATCATTGAATCCCTGAAGATTGTTGATGAAGTAATTACTCAAAACGACAAAAACCCGGCTCGGGATTTTCAGCGACTTAGCATTCATCCTGATTACATTGTTCATGGAAACGACTGGGATTATGTTCCAGGAGAAGACTTTGTCAGGCTTTTTGGTGGGAAGGCGGTATTTCTTCCATATACAGAAGGAATCAGCTCGAGCCTTATAAAAGAAAAGATAAAAAGAGATGAAAGAATCCGAGTAAAAGAAACTGGAAAAAGAAAAAAGAAACAAGCTTCTGGAGATGAGATTGTTGCTATTGGGATAAAGACTTTTCTCAGGGAAGATACATTTTTCCGCTGTATCGAAGGAATACAGGAAAATTTTTCGCTTCCCTATAAATTTTATATCGCTGATGATGGTCGGATATCGCATCGGAAAGAATATCTATATCAGAGGCTGGAAAGAGAAGGCCATGTTATTTTGAGGCTTCCTTTCAACTCCGGAATATCTGTCGGGCGGAATGCAATAGTCAGCCGGGTAACTGAAGATTATATCCTTATTTTGGACGATGATATTCTCATCAAAGATGGAACAGTTGTTGAAAAAATGAAAAAGGTCCTGGAAAGCGATGATGAGATAGGACTGGTTTCAGGGATTTTAAAAAACGAGATTTCAGGAGATTTTTATGTAAGTGAAAAATATGTAAAGGGTCTTGTATTTAAGCCTCAAAACAAAATTCTTTTTCGGTATCCTTCTCCCGGGGAAATTCACGAGGCCGACGGGGTTTTGTTTCGCTATGCCGACCAGGTCCCAAATTTCTTTTTGGCTCGGCGGAAAGTTTTTGATGATGTAAAATGGGACAATAGAATCAAGGTCGAATATGAACATATGGATTTCTTTTTGACACTCAAAAAGGCTGACTGGAAAGCGGCGGTTTGTCTTGATGCTGAGGCTATCCATATGCAAAGCAAGCTAGATGTTGAATATCTACAATATCGGCGATCCGCTGTTCCCTCGTATTTTTTGGAGAAATGGGATTTTACAAGTGTGGTAAATAGATTCTAGGTGATAAAAAATGGTGACAAGAAAAGTTGGATTTACTGAATTGATGAAGGCGGTTTACAATCGTCTTACTACCCATAGTCTGACAAAAAATTACAGCATATACAATTACGCACCAAGAGATGCTTCTTTTCCGTATATTACCCTGGGAACTCCAATTGGTGCTCGCTCAGATTCTTTCTCTGCCCAGGATATTCCAGCTGAGGAAAACGTTTTGATTATTCATGTCTGGAGCGACTACAAAGGGGATAAAGAAGCCTCAGATATGATTGACAATATCGTTCAGGCGATAACTTCATCCAACCTTAGTTTTGACTCATACACAGAGCTAATCTGTCTTTTTGATTATGCCGATATAACAATAGACGATACAGAACCGGCCAATCCGATACGCCATGGTATTGTCCGGTTTAGAATCCACATGGTGTAAATTCTAAATTTAAATTCCAAAAGGAGGAAAAAATGGCAGCTGTAAGCGGTGAAAATATGACTCTCTCTGTTGAGGGAGATGTTCTTGCGGCGGCAAGAACAGTGACTATTTCTTTCAGTCAGGCAACAATAGATGCTACTTCTGCAGATTCAGGTCGGAACGGAGAATATCTTGCCGGTCGTAGAGATGTGACCATTGATGTAGATGCTCTCTATATCTATGATGATGTGGCAAAGAAAGTTCTTCAAGCTCATTTCACAGAAGGTTCTCCATCTACACTCACCTGTGTTGTGACCATGCCTGACGGAAATACTTATACAGGTGAAGGCATCCTTACCTCTCTTGTCTTCACTGGCCCTTACGAGGATGCTCTCACAGCCACTGCCTCGATTCAAATCACCGGAGGCATCACCGCATCTTCAAGCTAATTCTAGCTAAATGGTGGTTTCTTCTGGTGAAAAAATAAAAGGGAGGTCTGCATGAAGCAGGCAGTATCAATTGAGATTGGGGGAAAACGCCGTTCTCTCCGCTATACTTTCAATTCACTTATTGCACTTGAGGAAGAGTTTGGTATTCCCATTGCAAATTTCGACCAAATTCTAAGCGGTGCAATGTCGCTGAAGCATGTCCGGGCATTGCTCTGGGCAGGTCTTCTCCATGAAGACAAATCGCTAACACCTGAAGAAGTCGGAGAGTGGATTGATATCTCCCAGCTCAATACCATCACCTCAAAAATTGAAGAGGCCATAAGTCTAAGTTTTGGAAGCGGTGACGAGAAAAAAAAAGAGACGACCGGGGGCGAAGCGGAGAAAAAAACCTGATTGAGGATTCATATCGGTTCGCCCTCGGCGAACTCAATCTCACGCCAGATGTCTTCTGGTCTCTTACTCCTCGGGAACTCGAGGATATGGCGAAGGGGTATGAAAGGCGATTTCGAAAAAAGGTAGAGCTAAACGCTATTCTTGCATGCTGGATTATCAATTATTCAGGCTGGACAAAAAGGGCAGTTCGGCCTCGGGATTTAATTCGATGGCCTTCAGATGAGGTAAAAATCAAATCTCCAGAAGAAATCCGCAAAATTGTGAAAGAAATTGCTAAAGAACACAAGAAAAAATTTTGGCGGCTCATTAAAGATGACTATGTCAAGGAATAGGAAAAATGGCTAAAAACATAGGTCAACTTTTTGTCTCTCTGTCTATGGATACCTCTAAATTGAAGCGGGGGTTATCTGAGGCAGAGAGAGCAATGAAGAATGTTGGCTCAAAAATTTCTCAAGTAGGAAAGACAACCAACTCTACTCTTACACCCGCCCTGAAAAATGCGGGAAACACCGCCAGTAAAACCTCGACTGCAATTAGTTCATTAAGGAAATCCATCCTTGGGTTGGCTGGAGCATATATTGGAATACGAGGAATTGGGAAGCTGGCGAGTTCTTTTATGTCGGTTGCCTCTTCAACTGAGCAATATAGACTTCGTCTTGAAACTTTGCTTGGCTCGCAGGAAGCCGCCACCAAAGCGATGGAGTTTTTTAGAAAAACTGCCGCTAAGGTTCCCTTTACCCTTCAAGAGGTGATTGAATCAGGAACTACTCTCACCGCAATGGGAGCAGATTTGCAACAATGGACTCCTGTTTTGACCGACCTGGCGGCTGTAATGGGAATGAAACTTCCTGAGGCGGCCTCGGCATTAGGACGAGCATTCGCTGGTGGTGCAGGTGCAGCTGATATTTTTCGTGAACGTGGCATCCTGCAAATCATAAAAGACTTTGCTCGGATGAAATATGGCATTGATGATATTACGAAAGTCAGCCTGCCAGAATTCAGGCGAATTATGTTTGAGGCCTTCACCGATCCGCAAGGTAAAATAGCTGGGGCGGCCGATAAACTCTCTACTACCTGGGCTGGCACTGTCTCGATGCTTCAGGATAAATGGTTTCAATTCAGAGATGCTGTGATGAAGGCGGGGGTATTTGATTATCTCAAAGAAAGATTGAGTAAATTTAATGAAAAATTAGATGAGTTAATAAAAACCGGAAAATTGCAAGAGTGGGCTGAAGGTGCAGCTACTGCAATCATGAATTTGTTTGACGCAATGGAAAAGATTGCTAAAATTGCCATTCCCATGCTAAACAAAGGATTGAAGGCGGTTAATTTTTGGTCTCAACGAGTTCGGGATGTCTCGTATAAAACTCAAGCTGCTTGGTTGAAATTAAAATATAGTGGAGATGAATTAAATAGAAAACTCTGGGAATTACATGCAGAAATTTATGGCGGACAAGCTGTTATTGACGGATATGATAGAAAACTTGAAGATATGGAAAAAGAAGAAAAAGAGGCCGAGAAATCCACTGATAATTTGAATGAGGGGTTTAAAGCTCTTATAAAAACAATCGAAACAAATATCCAAAGTGCAAGCTCAATGGTTGTAAGCTATAAAGGAGTCATCCCGGTAGTGGTTAATCTCACAGATGTTCTTAAACAAGCTCAAGCTACCTTGAAAGATGGTTTTCTTGAAACTGCTATTCCTGGAGCAAGAGATTTTAAAGATGTCATTGAAAAAGTCCCGGAAAGCCTTGAAAGTCTTTCACATGAAACACAAAAGACCACACAGAGAATAAATAATTATTTCGATGGTCTTTATAATGATATCGCCACAGGCTGGGCGAATACAATCCAAAATTGGCTTGAGGGAACAAAGACATTTAAAGAATTTCTTTCTGATCTCTGGGAAGATGTAAAAAAATCATTTTTCCGTGTTATCGGTGAAATGGTGGCCGAGTGGAGTGTAAACTTTATAAAAAATCTCATTTCTGGCGCAACCTCGGCTGCCTCTAGCATAACCTCGTCACTTGGGTCATCAATTTCAACGATGACAACTGCACTCAAAGGTGTGGGAGAGAGTGTTGGAGCATCATTAGTGTCACTTTCAAAAGCAATTGCTAAATCAGCAAAAATTTTAGCCGGTGCATCTGCGGATATTTTAACAGTAGCAGCTGTGGCATTGGCTATTTACGCATCATTTAAGTGGGTACAAGGATGGATGAGTAAAATTTGGGGCAAAGGAAAAAAAGGTGGCAACGAATATATAGCTAAGCTTCTTGAAGAGCAAAACTGGGTCTATTTAACGGCTATCAATGAAAAATTAGATGATGTCAATAAAAAATTAGCTGGGATGTGGGGTGGATTTGGAAAGAAAATTGACCACGTGAATGAAAAATTAGGATGGATAAGAGGTTTGGCAAAAGATATAAGTAACTCCAATTCAGCCATAGCCTCAGGAATACGAGGTATTATTTCGGCAATAAATAGATTGGGCAAAAGAGTGAAGGGTTTTCAGGCGGGGGGCATTGCCTGGACGCCTCAGCTTGCAACCATAGCTGAAAGAGAGCCAGAAATAGTCATACCTCTCCGAGAATACCGGGCAAGTAAAATCCCCACCTCATCTCCCAACCTAAATGTGACACTTCAAATGACCGTTCAGGCTCTCGATGCTCAGTCTTTCAAGGATTTCATTCAGCGAGGCGGTGGACGGGAAATAAGCGATTGGATTCAAAACCAACTTGCTTCTGGCCGTCTCCGAGTGCCTATAAATTCAGTTTCGGGGTAAAAAATGGCTGTAAAATTTATGTATAACAATCTTTGGGATTCAGGCACATTGACCGCTAGTTCTGAAAATTCAGATTTTCCAGCTTCAAATACTCAGCACCATTGGTGGAAGAAATACTGGAAATCAACCGGGGTGTCCGGTGAGTGGCTGAAAGTGGATTTGGGGTCAGCCCAGGATATTAAGGCCCTTACAATTAAATACCACAACTTTACAGCCGGAGCTACCTTGAAAATTCAAGCCAATTCCTCGGATAGCTGGACTACTCCGGCGGTAGATGAGACACTTACCATAACCTCAGATATAATTGTAAAATTCTGGTCTTCAGCTCAAAGTTACCGGTGGTGGAGAATTTATATTGATGATACCGGAAACAGTGATGGTTACCTGAGAATAGGCCGGGTATTTTTAGGTGATTATGTAGAACTATCGAAGGTATACTCATATGGCTATGAATACCAATATATTGACCCTTCTGATTTAGTTTTTTCGGCAAATGGTCAGGTTGCTAGTAACCAAAAAGAACGATATAAACGATTTTCATATACTTTCCGAGGATTAATCTCAACCGACAAATCTAATCTTGAAACAATTTTTGACTCGGTGGGTCAGTCTATCCCTTATTTTTTCTGCGAGGATTCTTCTTCTCCGTCATCTTCGACTTTTTACGTCTTAAACTCTGCGGCTTGGGTTGTGGCGAATATTCCCGACTCCGACAGATATGAATTTCGCCTTGAACTTGAGGAGGCAAGATAGTGGCTATAACTATAACTCAGAAAGACAATCTTGTTTTCCTTGTGGAGATAGAGCCGGCTAGACGCCTTGATACCGAGAGTTGGACACAAGACGAGACATATACAAATTGTTACTACCTTTCTCATTCAGAAGGTGAACCATCCAGAGTCCAGGAAGACGGCACAGATTATACAGAAAGGGCAAGTTTGTCAGATTGTGATTCCAATGCCTCAAGCTGGTATTTCGACAGTTCTAACAATCGCCTTTATGTCCATACTTCCGGCTCGGACGACCCGGGCGGTGGAGGCTATGTCATCGCCTCTTTTTGGTGGGAATATTTTACTTCGAAACAATACGAAGGCTCAGATGAGATTGTTTTCAATGGAAAATTTTACCGTCCCGTTTTGGATGATGCCAGCATTCCTGATATAAGCCTTGCGGTATCTGATTTTTCAGAAGGGGGAATTCAGAAATCTATTGGACCAATAAGGCTTATCAATGCTGATGGTTATTTCGACCAAAAACTATATGATTATATCTACACGGCCAAAAGGATTCTCATTAAGGTAGGAAAGAAGGGGGCTGATTATTCCGACTATATTACTCTTTGGAATGGATGGACGGGAAATATCGTTTGGTCGGACACATATATAGAAATAACCGTTGAAGATTTAAGGAAATTTGTCTTGTAAGGGGTGAAACATGGCTTGGGATGAAGGAACAATGAGCCAAACAGCTGGGGCTTTACTTACAGTCCTAGATACATATTTGGTAGCAAATGATTATTGGTCAGTTTATGATGCTTCAGCAGGAACAAATGCAAAAGTTTATCGAAACTACGATGCCTCAGCCAATGTGGATTATTATGTCAAAGTAGATGACAACTATACAGATTACGCCATTGTCGAGCTTTGGGAAGGTTGGGACTCAGGCTCTCACGCTGGAATAGGAAATAGTCTAACAACAATAAATACGTATTCTATGTATATCCAAAAACCCAGTGGTGGATATGGTATTGCTGTTTCAAACCATAGATTTGTTTTTATAGAACTTACAGATGGCCGAGGATACTACATCGGCCAACTAAAGCGATTTGATACCTCAAAAAATATGCCATGTGCCATTGTTGCTACTAGTTCTTCATCGGGGGGTAATCCTATTGGATATTATAATTCTTCCTCAACTGCTGGCTGGGCATGTCTTTTTGATGAAGATGGAAATGTTGGAAATATAATTCATGCGAGAGAATACACCTCGGGCCACCAAACACTAACAACTATAGCTTCTACTATCCTTATATTTGAGACTATCATAGTAAATAATGCAACAAAAAAAGCTATGGGACAGCTCGAAAATATATGTAGATATCATTCTTCTCAGGTTGGTCTCACAAATGGACAAACGGTAAGTCTAGATGGATACGAATGGCTGGTTGTGGATAATGGAACTTATGGTTTTCTTGTGAAAAAGGCTTAAAAAATGGCTGATTATAACGGGGTTTCAATCACAATTAGCGAGTCCGAAAACTTGCTTTATGGTGTGAATCCCTGGCCTCTACAAAATAGATTCAGGATTCAATCAGATATAGTATATGCCGATTCATATACACTTGAGTTGAAACATGGCGGAATTTGCGAAGTTTGGTATGCCTGCAATGCTGGAGATGTGACTGTCTCTGTATATGTATATCCACCAGAGGCGGGAAAGATATATATGAGAATTATTGACCCTGATACAAGAGAAATAAAAGCTGAGGCTTCAGCCTCAGGAAGTGGAGTATGGGAGAAAATTGAGGCAAATTTTATCGCTTCAAAAAAGGTATATTTAGTCCAATTAATAAATCCTTGCCAATATGATAACGGAGAAAAACGGGCTTATTTTGATAATCTGGAGTAAAGGGTGTGGGTAGTGCAAAATTCATTGGCTCAATGGAATACGGGAGAATCCCTTATGCCGACTCCCAATATTTCGTCTGGATTGGAGACATGGAATATGGGAGAATCCCAGCTATTGGATTCATTCCCGAAAAGGGAGAGGGAAAAGAAGTGTTAGATGTAATCATTCCTAGAAAACGATACAATACTACCGATTATCCTAATCTCGACCCGAATGCAGATGGCCAGCCTATTCCCCTTCTTTTTGGCCACAAATCAAATATTATTCCTGTCTGTATTGACACCACGCAACTCAAATATAAAATTTGCGATGAATCCTTGGGGGGATTATATAGTATTGAATCAATTACTGCAGATGGAGAAACTTTAACTCCTAGCTCTGATTACACAGAAGACTTAGTAAATTGTGAATTTACTCTTACGGGAACACCAAAACTTTCAGCTTCTACTACCTATTATTTTGTCCTTGAAGCTGATTTTGCGATAGATGGCTCGAATTATCTTCAGGTGGCGGGAACTACTGTTGGTTATGGTGATGGTCAGGCTTTTGAGATAGATGGGGCTGGAAATTGGACTGGTCAAAGTTATGATTTAAACTTTGAAATCTACGGTAAGGATGACCTTGAATCTGGTTCTGAAGAATTAAAGGTTAGCTTTGTAAAATGGCGGCCAAGCTGGGGATACTATAATTTTCGAGACACTACAACAAGAACCAGAATTGCTCAGAGCTTTGTCACTCCAGCAGGAAATGATTTTTATATAACACGGGTAGTCCTTTGGTTTAAAAAAATAGGTTCACCTTCAGGAACGGCCAGAATAGCCATCCTTTCACAATATACACCATCTGAAGTCCAGGTTGGCTCAAAATCCCAGCAAATGGGAAACAAAGATGTTTCACAATTTGGAGATGGCGGAGAACAATCAGCCAGATTCACGCTTCGATCCACACCATCAGAAATCTTAGTTGAAGCAAAAGGTTATAAAAACGCCGACTCAAGCCTCATGACCAATGTCTCAGATATCCTGAAAAAGGTATTAAATGATGTTTTGGATATTTCTGACTCAAATTTGGATTTAACTGAATTTTCCAACCTTAAAACAGATAGAACTCAGGAATTAGCGATATATCTTGATTCTGAAACATCTTTTCAGGAATTTGTGGAAAGATTAGAAGCAAGTTGTTTGTTCAAGCTGATTCCCACGCTGAATGGAAAATTAGCTCCCATCGTTTTTGAATCAGGCGAACCATCTGGAACACCTCATCTTAGAGATGAATATTTCGTCAATTTTCAAATGTCACAGCGGATTGACACAGTAAAATACAACTATAAAATCAAATATAATGAGAATCCCGCAAAAAGAACTTTCTCTGTATATGAAACGACTTCAGATGTGGCGAAATATCTATATCGAAACGAGGAAACTCTTGAAGTTGAAACTTATTTGAAAAATTCAACCGATGCTCAAAATCTGGCATCTTCTTTGAAATCCATGTATGAGACCCCTCGACTTGAGGTTTATTTTTCAGATTTTGGGATTGGCTACAACCAAGTCCCGACTGAAAAGGTGAAATTAACTAGAGACAGGGCATTATATTCAAATGGTCAACTCTCTGCGGTACTTTTTAGGATTCGGGAAATTTCGAAACGGAGTAATGGATTGGTGGAAGTAAGGGCAATTTTAGACTCTCAAACCTATTAAGGGGGAATAAAAACATGGCTGGCACAGGAAAAATATTTTTAAGGCGTGATGAGTTTGAATCGTTTACGATGCGACTTGAAAAACGCCTCCAGTCTCTCCGCATGCTAGCTTTGGGTAGTGGAGGGGTAACTTCTTCCACAGCAGGCGAAGCTCTTATCCTTGACCAAACCACACCCCAAACAATCGTAAACGGCATTCCTTTCCTCGACCAAGAATATGATGCTTTCTCAGACTTAAAACAATTCGTCAACAAAGGTTATGTAGATTGGGCAGTAACAGCCATTGGAGCGGCCTATTACATGACCGACGATACCGATGGCGATACGGGTTACAAGATTTGCTCTCTTACTCCCTCGGCTGGCTCAGAAACATATGTCGAGGCATCAGGGGTGACCGATGGCCAGCTTCTTGGAACATGGATCTCAGATGTCGGAGAGGCACCAGCGAAACTACTTCGGGGTATATATGACTGGTTTATCTTTGCTGAAAAAGTGTCAGGCACAAAAACCTTGCGGCTTTACTGGGAGCTTTATGAAAGAAAAACCGATACTTCAGAAGTCCTTATAGCCACCTCATCGGAAAGCAACGAGCTGGATACAGGCGTAAAAACAAGCCACATAGTGCCTCTGGTTTTGGACTCAGATTATACTCCCGATACAGGCAGTCGGATAGTCGGAAAATTCTATGCCTCGGTGACAGGGAGTGGCAATGACCCAACAGTGAGACTTTACTACCAGGGTATTTCGGGAAGTCGTTGGGAAATCCCCACAAGCACCGAGGTATTGAATAATATCTATATCAAGCGAGACGAGATTGGCATAGATGACGATGATATTCTCCAAGTTGACCAAGCCTCGGGGCTTACTGCGGGCAATCTTGTCCGAGCAACATCTTCGGGGCTAGAAAGCCGGACGGATGCCGAGATTCTGGCTCAGCTTTCAGGGAAGGCGAGTTCGGCTTTTGATTGGAATGGGCAGAATTTAACAGGTGTTGATGATATTATCCAAAATGATATAGGTTTTTATTTTATTCCATCTTGGTTTATAAAAAGGGGACTTACTTACATTCCATTTATTTTACCAAATTCAGATGGATGGACTATTTCCACATCGGGGTCTGCGGTAGTTTCAGTTGAGTTCAAGATTGATATGCATACCGGGACAACTACAGATAGTATAGCACGAATATATTCTGGGGGTTTTGCAAGGGGTTTTATTTCTGGAATTACAGATAGGTATTTTTCAGTGATTGCCCAAAGCGGTGCATCTGGCTTGGGGGATGCTATTCTTTTTTTGGGGATATCTAATTCATCCTCGACTATTACAGATACCACTCGAATGATTGGATTTAAGGTAAGTGGGGGAACAATCTATGCTCATGTGGCAGACGGAACAAATTCAACGAATGTTTCGACGGGGGTAACTTGGACGGATGCGTGGAGACATCATAGTCTGAGTTTTGTCCTCGATGACACCGAAATAAAATTTTATATAGATGGTTCTTTGGAGGCTACAATTTCTACCAATTTACCAACCGATATGTATAATGGAAGGATTGTTTATCAGATTCAGAATAAAGTGGCAACAAATAAAAATATTGTTATTAGGTCAGCTTGGCTAATAACTTAGCAAGTAGAGGAGTAATGAAATGACCCAGAAAATAAAACTCATGGAGAGCCAGAGAGAGCTTCTGAGGCTGAAAAGGCTAATAGTACAAAATGCAGTCCGATTGGCTGAGCAAAAGCAGGCGGAGCTTCAGCGGGCGATTGAGACTGTGGCTTTGGAGCTGGGGATTGACATAGAAAAAGAGACTTGGCGACTCTCGAAAGATGGAGAGTATTTTGAGAAGGTGGAATAACCCCCAAAACAAAAAGCCACCCAAAAGGAAGAAAAATGATTAGAAAAATCTTAAAATTTATCTTCGACAAAATTATACAAATCTGGAAAATATTATTAAAAAAGAAATATTCTACAGATTCATATAAAGAAGAAAAACCCAAACCAAAGCCAAAACCAAAAAAGAAATATACCAAGACGATTTTCCCTTACAAAGATTTCATGGTTGGGTATGTGCCCTGGGATTTACATGGTTTTGTAATTCCCTTCAAAGATGGCTCGAGCTGGAATTTCAAAAATTTTGATAATGCGGCTGAACTTCTGGCAAAGCACGGCATCAACGCTATTCGCCTTTTTGCGTATTGCTTGGAAGACAAAAACTGTTTTGTATCCCTTTTTCACCCTCTACCCAAACACAAGGGAAAATTTATTTTCAAATATAACAGCCAGGGGATTCTTGAGCTGAATGAAGAATATAAAGATGAAATGCACCACCGCCTCGATTGTTTTCACAAGAGAGATATCAAGACGATAATTTGCCTGGCCTCTGGAATCAAAAGTCCTCGCTACAAATGGACGATGTGGAGTCGAAATTATTTGAATTTATCGGATGATTACAGACGATTTTTTACAAGTCAAACTGTTCGGACGATTTTCAAAGACTACGTCCGAGCCATAGTGAAAGAATTCGATAATCCCCGTGTTATCTGGGAAGTTATTAATGAGCCGCAAGGGGTAAATCCCAATATTCTAGATAGCTGGCTAATTGATATTATTAATTTTATGACCAAAGACCTGCGGCTTCCTCAAAAACGGATTATGATTGAACATATTGATAGCTCTATTGTGTTAAAATGGCTGAAGCGATGGAAAAAAGTTTTGTATTCTCGACATGCGGTAAATACCGTCTGGGCATTTACTCGTTTTCACCAAAAAGGATGTGAGTTTCAAAAATATTTTTACGGACCTTATGGACGGCGGATCATCTCTGATTCAGATGGGGCCTCAACCTGGGATGAAAGGCTAATCGGCCGGGGCCTGCGCGGATATTCCTGGAATCCCAATTTTTCAAGGCCAGCTAGCTGGGATATGATGAGTGGACTTATAACTGACTATGTGGCTGGCGGTGGTGGCTGGATTATTATGTCCGCCGGTGCATGGGCAAGGAAAACCGATGTCCCTAATATGAGTTTCTGGAAACATTGTGCTATTGAAGGAATTACTCGAGAAGAAGCTCGAAAATTTGGAGTTGATTATAAATTGAATAAATTACCCGAGCTTAAAGCCATCAAAATGGCGGTTGAGAAAATAATGGAGGGATAAAAAAAATCCCCGGGAATCAAAAGACCCCGGGGATAAAAAAATAGGGCTAGGGAATTCGAATTTGTCTCAGGTAATCCTCAATCAATCGCATCGCCATTTTGGAGGGTTTTGAGGACTCTTCTTTCAACCATCGAAATAATGTCCTATACGAAATACCCGCCTTTCTCGCCATTTCTTCATAGGTGAGATTCAGTCTTTCCTTCAAAAACCTCAAACAATATAGATAGTAACCCCACCTTTCTGACTCCTCTACCCAATTTTGGGCGAAATCTACAAAATCATTAGGGAGATAACTATCCCAACGCCAACTTTCCTTTCCTTCTTCTTCAGCACCCCTCACAATCCAGTTGTTCCTTTCGAGCCAATCCCGAAACAATCCCAATGTCTCATAGGATTGGTTTGGATACTTTACCAGCCACTCCACAAAAAGATCAGCCGGTAATGGCCATGTAGATTGAGCCATGTTCCCGATGGCATCCCTGAGGTTTTCCCTGAGAGTTTCAAGAGATATTCTTCTTCTCATTATAACCTCTATTGCCACTTGCTGTAAGTCCCTGGACCTTCCTCGTTATCGCCAATACAGTTCTCGTTATTACACTCTCTCAGCTCCACATAGTATTTATTGTCTTCCAGCAGATCCTTCTTCTCCTTTTCGAGCCTCTTTTTCGCTCTCTTGGCCTCTTTTTTTGACCAAAAAATGTAATCTTCTAATTCAGTTTCGCTGGGGGGATCATCTTCCCAATAGCAGAAAATAACGTGGTAATGTCCATACTCTCTCCATTGCTTTTCTTTTTCTTCGCCGTAAAAAACTAAGCCTTCTGCCTCCATACCCCTAAAAACTTCTGGAAAAATTTTCCTTGCCAAGAATTTCCGAAGTTTCCAGGTTTTTCTCATCATTGTAAAACCTCCTTAAATTTTTTTTGGCCTGTCTCATCAGTCCCCAGGAGGCCACCCTGGAGAGATACCCAGCCATTTATGACCGGGTATTTCGACCAAATAACCGCCACCAGAAGTGAAGAGCGTCTTCTCTATAATGGAAAGTATGTACTAAAAAACGACTTCCAAATTCTCCGGGTCCCAAATATTCTAAAACCAGATATTCATCATTCAATTTTACTAATTCATTTTTGCCTTGTTTTTTTATTTTGATCATCATCTCAGCTCCTCCACAAGAGAGGCAGGGAAGAAAACCTTTACTCCCTGCCGAGTTTCCTCGACGGGGAGTTCTACCTCTCGCTCCATCGCCCTCTCAAAAAGAATGAGCTCATAATCGCCCATCCTCAGGAGACCCTCATAGTCTCGAACCTGAGGGTCGATGGAGATGATAGCCTTCCGCCCTGGCCAGCGGGTGCTGTCGAGAGCGGGGTCGCCGTCTCGGAGCTTCCACCACCGAGCGACGATGTAGCCGTCACCAATTTTCTCGATGGCGGATTTGGGGGCCCAGAACTCCTCGTCTTTCCTGGAGTAGAACAGCCCACCCCAAGAATCCCGAGAAGTCCCCTCGAAACGAAGAAGGTAAGCCTTCTCCGTCTCCCGGACCACCGAGAAAGACCCTAAGATGATTTGTTTCTTTTCTCTCATTTTTTTCTCCTTTCTTTTTTCTCTCATCTTTCTATATATAATATACGCCAAAATATGCCGTTTGTCAAGTATTTTTTTAAAAAAATTTGAAATTTTTTGAAATTTTTTTTAAATTTTTTGAAATTCTGCACAAACAATGTGCAATTTCATTAGTTTTTTCGCCAGAAATTAGAATCCTCTTTATTATTTGATGGGTTCTTTGTTTTATATTCTATTAAATTCCCTGATTTCTTTTTAACTCATGAAGTTTCAAATGTTTTAAATTCTTTTTTAAAAACGGGCTTGACAAGCCGCAAGATTTTTCTTATATTAATATTGCAATGAAAATTTTAGGCGTCTTCAAGAAAATCAATCAACCAAAGACCCTTGAGGAATTTATGACTATTCATAGGTTCAAAACCCAAAGAGATTTAGCTCGTTTTCTAGGAATATCTGAATCTTATATTTCTCTCTTTCTAAATGGAAAATATCGTTTTGGAAAAAAGATAGCCAGAAAAATTAACAAGAAAACAGGCATTCCCCTGGAGAATCTTCTTTTTTAGGAGGAAAAATAAAAAGAAAATCTATTGACGTTTTTTACGCTGAGGATTGGTGTCCGTACTGTGGGAAAAGGGTCCTTTATATTGAATCTCCCGATCCAGAATTTATCCAGGCTCTGGATATCGGGACCACCTATGGGACATTCCTCATTTCTGGTTGTATACATCTCAGCCATTACAATTTCAAAAAAGGCTGGTTTGTATTTCAAAATTTAGAAAAGGAGGTCTAACATGACTAATGCCAGGGAAAAAATCACAAAGGAAGAAGCTCAGGGAGAAATCATTGAAGTTGCTGAGCAGAACGGCGGAATAGTAAACATCCCTGCCGTAAAACTCGACTCCCGACAGATTGAGGAAGAAATCCAGCAACTTGAGAAAAATATCGAACTATTTAACAGGGTCAAAATTGTTTCCCTGAAGCTCACCAAAGAGGAGGATTGGATTAATCAGGATGGAAACCCGTATCTCATGGATCGAGGAGCTGAAAACATTGCTATTGCCTGGGGGGTGGATATTACTGATGTTCGGGTGAAACAGGAATGGTACGAAGATATGAAGGGTCGCTATTTTGGTTTTATCGCCACCGGAAGGGCCCATTCAAAGAAGCTGAATCGAACAGTTGAAGATGTCGGGGTTTGCACACAGAGAGATAAACTTTTCGCGCGGAAAGACGGCAAGTTCATTCCAATTGAAGAAGTTGATGTGGCGAATATTCGAAGGAAGGCGGTCACGAATCTTCATAATCGTCTCATTAAGCGACTGGTTGGGCTCATGTCGGTTACTTTCGATGACCTGAAAAAAGCCGGGCTAAATACATCCAGAATCCAGAAAATCGAATACAAAACCGCAAAAAAGAAGACTGAGAGGGCCCTTAGTCCTCAAGCTCTTGAACTTCGAGAGAAAATCTGGAAGATGCTTATGGATTTAGCTCTTGGAGATGAAGCTCAAGCTCTTGCACTTCTTGAGGAATACTCAAAAGTTACTACCACTAAAAACGGAAAAGAAAAAACCTATTATGCTAAGTCGCTTGAAGATTTGAAATCTGAAAAATGGATTCAAGTCACATATGGAAAAATCAAGAAAGCATGGGAAATAGAAGTAGGGATTGAACCCGAGGAAGAAGAAAAATCCCTTTTTGAGGAGAGTGAGAAATGAATAAACAAGAAGCCATAAAAGAAGCAAAAGAAAGGCATGAGAAAACATTAAAAAGAATAGAGCTAGCCGCACAAGTTGATGAAAAATTGAAGCAAATATTACCAGAAGGGTGGAAAACAGGTTATGTTCTTGAATGGGATGGATATTTGATTTCTAAATTTGATGATGAAAAATCAATGGGTGATTTAGAGTTTCGAGTTATCAGTTCCTTTTTAGAAAAAATCCTAGGAAAAGAAAATGTAAAAAGAAAACCATGGGTTGTTGGTGATGTTGTCTTTTGTCTTCTTACAGAAGCAACTTATCAAAAAGATGGAATTACACTTCCTATTGAAGTTCGATTATTTCAACCGAAAAGTTGTAAGATTGAATATAAGGAAGTCACAAAAAAAGAGGCTATTGTTGATCCGGCTTGTTTAGGAATTCAAGAGGAGGCATTAGAATGATAAATATTGTCGAAGCGGTGGATAAAGTCTACCGGCGAAAGATAAAGCAATATCCTCATCCTTCGAATCGAGCCAGCGAGGCGGGCCATCCTTGTGTTCGATTCCTCGTCCTCTCTCGACTTCATCCAGAGCTGAAAGAACTCCATGATGTTTTACTTCAGCGGATATTCGAAGAGGGAAACCTTCATGAAGAAGCAGTTCTTCAGAAACTTCGAGAGGCGGGATATACCCTCGTTGAACAACAGCGACCTTTTGAATGGAAAAAATTTCAGCTCTCTGGCCACATAGACGCTAAAATTCGAATCGAGCAAGATGGGAAACCACTTTTTATCCCTCTTGAAATTAAATCTTGCTCCCCAAATGTATTTCAAGCCATCAAAAAAATTTCTCCTGAAGAAATGCTGAAATCCAAATATATCTGGGTGAGAAGATATCCCGCTCAGATTCTCCTATACATGCTCATGGATGGGAAAGAAGAAGGGATTATAATCTTCAAAAACAAAGCTACCGGAGAACTCTGCCAGAAGAATTTCCGCCTCACCGACGAAAATCTGGAATATACGGAATCTATCCTTCAGAAACTTGAAAAAGTGAATGATTATGTGGCCAGAAATGAACTTCCACCGGTTGAACCTTGCGAAGAATGTAAAAGATGCGGATTTGCCCGGACCTCGTGTTTCCCAGATAAAGATTTTGGCGAAGGTTTTGATCTGCTCAGCAATGAAGAACTCGAAGCAAAACTCACTCGCTGGGAAGAATTGCGACCTGTGGCCAAAGAATTCCAGGAACTTGACAAGGAAATAAAAGAAGAACTGAAAGGTAAAAATACAATCATCGGTGATTGGAAAATTGAGACAAAAGAATACGAGCGGACCCATTACAATATTCCTGATGAAATCAAAAAGAAATATGTTGAAAAGAAGCCATATTTTGTGGTAAAGATAGAAAGGATAGGAAAATGAAAAGAAAGACAAGAAAGTTTTATTGCTTCAAATGTCGGGGCTGGATTGATCATGCTATTTTCGATGAAATTGCGGTTTGTCTTAGTTGCGGCGATGAATATCCAATCTGGGTAAAGCTCCGCCATCAGCAGGCCGTAAAAGGAGAGGAGAGGATTTTCAAATGAATTTCAGGGGAGAGGGGAATCTGTTTTCTGATATTTTCCTCTCTCCCCTGTCTTTTTTTGCAAGAAAAAATGCTAAGAATCAAAACATCAAAAGAAGAAATTGAGATTTTTCGAATTGATTTTGGCAGGGATTTGCGAGGAAAAATCCGTCCATTTTTTGTCCATGCATATGATTCTAATGGGATATATTGCTGTCTTCGATTTGAAGATATTGAGGGAGACGAGAGAGAAATGAAGGAATTGATAAAAAATTTTTATCCCAAATCAAGGAGAGAAAAATAAAAATGGCACGATATAGGCGAGTTTTAACAAATATTTGGGTATGTGACGATAAATTTCAAAATTATTCAACAGAAGGTAAATTGCTCTTTCTTTATCTGATAACAAATGAACATATAAATGAATCCGGTATTTACAAAATTACCTATAAAACAATCGCCAACGAAACAGACATTCCAAAGGAAAGAGTTGCTGAACTCATTAAAGATGAACTCTCAAATAATGTTTCATATGATGAAGAAAATAATGTTATTTTTGTCCATAAATTTTTAAAATTCAATGGTGGCGGAAATCCAAAACTACTCAAAAAATCAATAGAGAAAGATAAAGTAATAATTAAGACAACCCTTTGGAAAGAGTTTAATAAATATTATGCAAAGGATTTGAAACCGTTGGACAATAGTTTAGAAACTGTTTCAAAACCGTTGGACAATAGTTTAGAAACTGTTTCAAAACCGTTGGACAATAGTTTAGAAACTGTTTCCCAACATACAGTTAGAAATAGAAATAGAGATCTTAGCATTAGATCTAGTAATATTAATAATAATATAGATCGTGGCATCTATGATAGTAATAGTAACAATGATCTAGGCGTTAAACCTAGTATTAATAGTAAATATATAGATAGTGGCGTTAAATATACTATTGCTCCGAATCGTAAAAACGATTCGAAGCCGTCCTCAAAACCGCCTAAAATAACTTTCAATTTTGAGACTAAAAAATGGGAGAATATAACTTCAGATGATATTCAAGTTTGGAAAGATGCTTATCCTGCTTGTGATGTGAAAGCTGAACTCAGAAAAATGAGGGCCTGGCTTTTGGCAAATCCAGATAAAAGAAAGAAAAACTACAAGCGATTTATCATCAATTGGCTATCTCGACAGCAGGATCGGGGTGGAACGAAAAGGGGAAGCAAATCGGACGTCCGACCGTGGGAAGAAATACAGGCTGAACTCGAAAAAGACATGATAGGAAAGTGATATGGACAAAGAAAAATTAATCTTCTCAATGATTTTCCATTATCCCTATTTATTTCCCGTTTTGAAGGCTAATTACACGGAAGATTTATTCAGTCGAAAAAGATACCAAGCTCTTTTTTTGAAAATGAAGGAGCTTTACGAGAAAGAGGGACGAATAGATTTGCTCAAACTTTATGAAAAAAGCAAAGTATTTATCTCAGGCTCGGAGCTGGCTGAATTTGTGGCCTCGGATTGGGTAAAAGGGATTCCCGCGAATTCACAAGAGAGGGAATTTTTAGATTTAATCGCAGAAATAAAAAAAGAAAAAACACATCGGAAATTAATAAGCGAGATATCGGCGATAGCCAGAGGTAAACCGGTAGATTGGGAAGCCATTTCAGCAATCGTTGAAAAGGCCAGGGTCGTTGAAAGAGAGAGGGAGAGAGGAGATTTCAAGCTGGCATTTGAGAAATTTCTGGATTGGATTTCTCAAAGAGCCACCGCCGGGATAACTATTGGATTTCCTTCTCTTGATCGCTGGGTCCATAGTTACAATTTTGGTGAGCTTCTTTCTGTTCTCGGGCGGCCCACGACCGGAAAGACTTTTTTTGCTCTTCATGTAATTTACCATCTTGCTGGGAATACAAATGTTCCTGTCGGATTTTTTAGTCTCGAAATGACAAAAGAGGCACTTGTAATGCGAATGATGCAAAGATGGTTTAGAATGAGTTTCCAGGAAATCAGAAATAAAATCATAAAGGGAGAGCTAATTGCTGATGAATTTGTAAATCAATATGCAGAAGGACTGAAAATTTATGAAAAACCGTATTCAGCAGATGAAATTAACCAAATTGTGAAGGAAGATGATTTAAAAATTATTTTGATTGATTACTTGAATATTCTCAAAACCGACCAGCCGGGGAGTCTATATGAGAAGACAACCCGAAAGATGCTGGACTTGAAAAATCTAGCTAAAGAAAGAGAGGTGTTTTTGATTCTTTTAGTCCAGCTTTCTCGGGCGGTGGCTGAATATGAAGCTGTGAGATTGGACTCGGCTCGGGATTCCGGGGCGATTGAGGAAAACTCGGATTTTATGATTGGTATATCGAATCCATATGAGCATCCGAGCCATCCTGAAGAGTGGCGAGATTATCGCTATATCCGATTGATTAAAAACAAACGAGGGCGGACAGGTGGAATAAAAGTTAAGTTTTTCTCGGATACCGGCGAGATGATGGAGGTTGAAGAAAGTGATGGAACTATTTTGGGAAATCAAGAGAAAAAACAAAATAAATTTGCATGGAGGTAAAAAATGTGGTATATAATTATTGGGTTTTTTATGTTTTGGTTTGGGTTTTGGACAGCTTGTCTTTTTGTGGCTGGAAAGGAGAAGGATTAAAAATGACTGGAAATCAATTGAGAAAAAAATTTATCGAGCATGAAAGGGAGAAAGAAAGAAAAAGGCTTTTAGAAGAGCTGGGAAGAATAGAAGAAGAATTAGAAAAATGCCAGCAAGGTAAATGTTTGGAGATGGGGGTCAGTCAGGATGAATGTCTTTACAATCCAGGTGCAGGTTGCCTTTGTCCACCAAACGAGGATGGGCTTCTCTTTTGTGAATGGCTGAAACAAAAAATTTCTCGGATTGAGGAAACTTTGGCGAATTTGTGAAAGGAGGAAAGAATGAGCGAAAAAGAAGAAAGAAAATTAAAAGAGAGTCGGATTATTTTTCTCAACGGAAGAATTGACGAGAAAAAAGCAAAAGAGATAAACGAAAAACTTTTGCTTTTGGAGTGGGAAAGCCCAATTCAAGACATCTATTTTTATATTGATTCTTATGGGGGATATGTGGATTCAACCTTCAGTATTATAGATGTTATGAATCTTATAAGTTGTGATGTCCAGACTATCTGTATAGGAAAGGCGATGTCTGGAGCGGCAATGGTCTTAGCGACTGGAACAAAGGGGAAGAGATTTATAACCCCAAACTCAAGAGTGATGATTCATCAGGTATGGTCGTTTAGTTTTGGAAGTGCATCAGAAATTGAAATTGAAGCGAAAGAGATTAAGCGCCTACAACAGAAGGTGGAAACTTTATTAGTAAAAACAACAGGACAAAAGCTGAACCAAATTAGGAAAGACCTAACGTATTTAAGATATATGACTGCAAAAGAAGCGGTTGATTATGGTCTGGTAGACGCAATTATGAATAGCCGGGAGAGGCCTAAATGAGCACAAAGCGTGGTAAAGGTTTGAGCTTCCAGCGTTGGATTCAGAAATGGTTGGAAGAACGGGGGTGGGTTGTCCATAATGAGACACCGTCAGCGAAACCAGTTTATACAAAAAAAAGGGCGATCTGGGTTAGTCGGAAGACGGATATCTTTAATTGTATTGACCTGATAGCTAAAAAAGATTATCGGACACTCTGGATACAGGCAACTCTTGATTCGGGGGTTGGACGGAAGATAGAGAAATTAAAAGCTATACCCTGGGCGCCCAACGATGAAGTGTTTATATTCCAGAAGATAGGCCAGGAAGTAGTTGTAAAGCGATACTTTCCTATTCGACAAATTACTGAAGAGGTGGGGAGAATCAGGAAAAGAAAATTTTATCCCATTGAGGGGAAATATGAAATTTAGGAGAAGACATGATTAAATCCGACAAAATTTTTATTTGGATGTGTTTCTTTACTCTTATCCTGTTTGTAGTGGGGGTAATTGTCGGTTACACAATCAGCCAAAAACAGCTATGGTTCTGGGGAGTAAAAAAAGAACAAGAAAAACTCGCCTTAACTATCCAGCAGGTGAGGCTGAAAGAGGCTAAGTTGGATGTGCTTTTAAAGAGACTCCAGCAATATGACAAGGAATTATGCCGGCTGATTGAGGACTTGAGGATAAGTCCGAGTGTGGAGGATTGAGATGGCTCATGCTGATTATGATTGCTGTGCAATTTGTGATTGTAAGTTGTCTTATGCTGGCTTTTATAATGCCAGAACAAAAGAAAATATTTGCTCTTACTGTTTGGCGGAGCTAGCTAAAAGAGGGGTAATTGTCCATGATACGGATGAATTGCTAGATTGGTTGTCCAAAGAAGATATAAGGAAAGTAAAGGCAATCTTAGAGCAACTAAATTTTAGGTGTTGTTACTACAAAAATTCAGTTGATGAATTATTGGAAAACAGAGGGATAATCTTTGATAAAGAAACAGGCAAAATAATTGGCTTAAAAGGCATAGCGGTTGATTTGGATGGTGTTATTTTAGAATATGACAAATGGAAAGGAATTGATCACTTCGGGGAACCAATTCCAGGAGCAAAAGAATCATTACAAAAATTAAGAAATTTAGGCTTTAAAATTGCCATATACACAACAAGAGCAAATAAGATTAATACCAAGAAAAGCTTTACTCAAAGAGACATAATAAAACTAATAGAGCAAAAATTAAAAGAATATAACATTCCTTTTGATGAAATCTCAATAGAGAAACCACTTGCTAAATATTATATTGACGATAGGGCCATTAGGTTTACCAATTGGGAAGAAGTGATGGATTTCATTGTGGGAAGCGAGGAGGATTAAAAATAGTAAAAACAAATGACTCATATAGACTTATTTTCTGGGATTGGTGGCTTTGCATTAGCTGCTTTGTGGGTAGGATTTAAAACTGAGGTATTTTGTGAAAAAGATAAATTTTGCCAACAAGTTCTCCAAAAAAGGTTTAGGGCAGTTATTGCCAACTCCTCAAGCATCAGATTATATTCAGAAGAAAACAAGCAAAAACTGGAAAAAGAAAGGAGCAATCAATTTTACCCTTGCAAATCCAGAGGTATTCCACTCATTCCTGACATCCGAGACTTTGATGGAACAAAGTGGAGAGGAGCAACTATCCTTACTGGGGGATTTCCCTGTCAACCATTTTCAGTTGCTGGGAAGCGAAGAGGCAAGGAAGATGACCGTTACCTCTGGCCAGAAATGTTTCGTGTTATATCAGAAGCAAAGCCCACTTGGGTTCTTGGTGAAAATGTTGCTGGAATCGTCCACTTGGCACTCGACCAAGTGCTTACTGACTTGGAGAGCGAAGGCTACGAAACAGCGACATTTATTATTCCAGCTTGTGCCGTTAACGCCCCGCACAGGAGAGATAGGGTCTGGATTATTGCCCACCATGCTTCCGACTCCTCAAGTCAGGGATTACAAAAGTCCGGACCAAACAGAATCGGGAAATTTCCAAAGAAAGAAAAAGAAGAAGTGGACCATAGACTTAAATTCAAAAATTGGGGAATACCCTGGATTGAAGTTGCAACCCAACTTTGTGGAATGGATGATGGGGTTTCCGCAGAACTGGACGGATTTAAACTCTCCAAGTCCGCTCACAGGAGAGAAAGATTGAAAGCATTGGGAAATGCCATTGTGCCACAGATAGCCATGATTATTATGACCTATATTAAAACCATTGAAGAAAAAAGGAGAGACCATGCCTAAGAAAACCTCAATCTCTGGTTCGTGGTTAGCTTTCTGGCTCTCGGTTATTTTGATTATGATGTTTCTTGTGATTGGGATTTTAATAATGATTAAGGGGTAAACTATGAACAAAATAATCAATTTCTTCAATAAGCACAGAATTATAGATAGTCATATAGGGATATGGGAAATTCATCTCTGGTTATATGTTTTTGCAACTTATTATGATCTGAATATATTTGGGGTTATTCTTAAAATTCATAAGTGGACTATTTTAAAATTCTTCATAAATCTTAATCGTAACAAAAAACCACGATTAATTTCTTTTAAATTCAAGATTTTTGGCATAGGGATTGATACTGATAAAAAATATCACAAAGAAGTCCACAAAAGAGTAGATGAATATTTCAAGAAAAAAGAACAAGCATTAAAGAGATTTAAAGATAATCTCAGTGAAGCACAAAAAAAACTTATACAAGAATATGAATATTTAAGATGGGAATAAATCATGAAAAAAGAAGAGGGCTTTATTTTAAGGGAAAGCTTTGATTTGTTTAAAAAATATGGGAGAGAAAATTTTTTTGAGAGGGGATTATTTGGGGATAGTTTTGCCAGGCGGTATGTCCTGGGCGACACTTTTAACAGATTTATCTGTATGATTATTGGTAACAAGAAGAGATTGTGGGATGGACCCGGTCCGCAAGTTTATTATTGTAGTCGTTGTGGGAAAGATTTAGAGGAGGCCTAGCCATGTGCCGGGATAGACTGGCTGGTTTTAAAGTAATAATGACCAAAGAAATGATGATTCTGGCGGAGGAGCCATGAGGAAAAAAGTCAAAAAAGATATAGTGAAAATAATGATAGATAATCTTGGTATTCTTTGCCAAAGATTGGGTGAGCTAGAGAAAAAAGAGGGTTTTAAACTTATTGATTGTGCTGTCAGTTGTGCGAAATGCGAAGATGAAGACCGCTATGTATTTTCAATAAATATAGAAATACAAGGAGATGATTATGACCTACCGACTAACATCTGAACACGCAAAACCGTGGTGGAGGGAATCATATGATAAAAATCAAATTTTGGGTTTGTGATATTGGTAGGGAAGATACTCCTTATTTGGACGAAGCTATAGTTGATTCTTTAGAGAATGCCGAAGAACAAATCAAAAAAAATGGTAAAGCGATTTAATGAACGAGAAATTCAGTTGTATGGTAAAAAGGCTGTTTTGCGAAAATTCCTAAGACTTGCCGACAAAGGAAAATCACAAAAAGTTCATAATTGGCATAAAATATTTTTTGGCCAACAAGATAATTGTGGAAGAATTTATGACGTTTGGGAATGTAAAAGGTGTGGGTTGCAAAAGAGAGTTTATGGTCTGGGTCATCCGCCTTATGGTGAGGAATGTTTTCCAGAAAGAACGTGTAGAGAGTGTAATAAAGTTTTTAAAAGCATAGAAAATTATAAACGTCATCTCAAACGAATACATGGTAAGGAGTAAATCATGACCTACCAACTAACGCCTAAAGACGCAAAGCTTTGGCTTCCTGTGGTCAGGAAGCTGAGGGAGTATTATGAGGGGAAAAACGATAAGTTTAAGTATGAGTGTCCCTTATGTAAGAAAGCAGAAAAACTGTGTGATTCATATCTGTATGAAAACTGTGGATTTGATGATAAGGACTTGAAAATCATGGTAGAAGATGGGTTGAAATATCCGACATGTTATTTCTGTCTGTGGTTTATTTTTGAGGGGGATTCCTGTTTAGTATGTGGAGAAAATGTTTTGGATTTGAGAGAAGAAAGAGACCCTGCTTGGTGTAAACAATCCATTAAGCGACTCAAGCGGTGGGAAAGGAGATTGGAAGAAATTATAAGGGAAGAAAAGTAATGAGGACTGAAGCGATGAACATTGAAGAACAGAGAAAAATCAAAAAAGAGAAAGCCGAAAGAAAAGCCAGACGACTCGAATCAAAAGCTAAAAGATTATTGAAGCAAGTACAAGAGATTGAAGACTCCTGGCCAAAAGATGTCATTCATGACATCGCTTTCAATACTCAACCGGGACATATTCCAATGAGAGCTAAAATCATCAGGCAACATGATAAAGTTTTGAGATTGCGAGAAGAGGCGAAAAGGTTATTAGAAAAGGCTGAAAATATTCGGATTTATGGAAGCAAGGTTAGGGGTGATGCTGAAAGAGTAAGAGAAGAAGAAAGAGAAAAGCTAGATCAAGAGGTTCAAATCGGCTCCAGGGTCTTCTGTCCTCTTTATGGATGGGGAAAGGTTCTGAAAATTTTCAAGAAAAGTTATCGAGTTAAATTTGATAGAGGCTTTGTTTTTACCGCGGATAAGGTACTTTTTGAGTTGAGGAAGGAAGTAAAGGAAAAACAAGGGGGATTAAAGCAATGAATATTGAGAAACAAAGAGAAATCAAGGAAGCAAAAGATAAATTTGTAAATAGTATAATTCAAGAAATCATGAAAAGACCTATAATATTAACAATTTGTCTTGTAATAATGCTGACAGGAATTTTCACAAGCCTAAAATTAGGAGTCCAATTAACAATAGAAAAGATTAATCAAAAAGATATAGTTGGAATATCTTCGGGAATCTGCCTGGTTCTTTTGGGATTAGAGGGGAGTTTTGTCCTTATTAATACATTCTTTGAAAAGAAAAAAACAAAAATTAAAAAAGGAGGTGACTCATGAGTCGCAAAACACTTTTGGCTGTTATCGGGGTGATAACAGCTATCCTAACATTTTTCTCTGAAGAATTCGGGCTAAATCTGGATGCTCAAGCAGTTATGGCCGGACTTTCAGTAGTAGTTCTTTATGTGCTTTTTGAGGCGAAGCTGGACTTCAAGCGAGTTGTAGCACAGGTGGGGCGGTTCAAAGACCCGAAATTCTGGCTGGCGTTCATTTCGGTTTTGATTGGGGCTTTGAATGAACAATTCGGGCTGAATCTTCCTGTGGAAGCCATTATTGCGGTACTAACTTTGATTATGGGTATTTTATTCCGAGTGGATTTCAAAAAAGAATCACCATGATTTTTCAGGTCTTGTGGGATCGGGGTGGGAATTAAAAGGAGAAAAATGGAGAGAGTAAAATGAAAAGCATAGACAAAGTCATGCTTTGGCAGGAGAAACAAAATAGACCTTCATTGGTGGTTCAAGACCTCTGCCAATATGGAATACCGGAAGAAGCGATTTATGATAGTCTTCTTCGACGAGGAATTTTCAAATGGCTGGCCGTCCGTAGAAAACTTATAAAACTGAAAGATAAATGGCGGAAAGAAATAACTTGGACGATTGAGAATATCCGGTTGGCAAAAAAGTTGAGAAGCCGAGAGGCTCTATATTGGCATCGGGGATATTTAAAGGCACTGGAAGATTGTCGAAAAGCAATCCGGGAGTTGTGCTACTCTGATCGCTGGCAGGCTCCTGACAACGATAAAAAAGCACAAAAATTTTTAGAGAAAATAGAAAAGGAGGAAATGAAATGAAAATTTTGTGTGCCCCAAGACAATCAGGAAAAACTACATGGCTTATCCAAGAGTGCGCCAAATATGGTGGATATATTGTATGTCATAGTTATAAAGAAGCTGTCCGAGTTCATAGACAGGCAAAAAAGCTTGGATACAATATCCCCTTTCCATTGACTTTTGAAGAATTTCTGTTAAAACTTTACCATGGAACAGGCGTTGAAAAGATATATATTGATAATGCAGATTTGCTCGTGCAGTATATTTCTACTGTTCCTATTGCGGCTATTACGCTAACATCAAATAAAAAAATACAAGAAGAGGAAAAAAATGATTAAATACGAAAAAGGGCAATGGCTAAAAGCAATTAAAAAAAAGATTAAAAGGAGGCAAAATGGGTGAAGAAAAAGTTTTTTGGATTGATGGTTGGGAAGGCGAAAAGACGGATGGATGTTATTATATTTATAGTCCATTAAAAGAATTTTTTGAGAAGCTTGAAGAACAAGGGCTTATACCCGTGGGTATTGTTTGTGATGGAACCTATTTTCTTCAAATTTTAGTAAAGAAACAAGAAGGAGGAAATGATGTCCACTAGATGTTATATCCCAATTAGATGTCAATACTGGAATGAAAAAAGAGGTTGTATAGCTCCTTGGGAAAAAATTGATCATAATCCCTGTGAAAGACATGAACTGGATATTATTCAACATGAAAGACGAGGGGCATTAAATAAATTATGGGAAACATACAAAATATTAAGGGAGTATGGTTAAAAATGGATAAAAAAACCCTAGAAGCCTTAAGAAAATCAATCGAAAAATGGGAAAAGATAGTTGCGGGAAAGGGAGAAGACCAAGGTTCTTCTAATTGTGCATTGTGCCAGTTGTTTATGGAAAGAGGTTGTAGGGGTTGTCCTGTTTTTTTTGAGACAGGAATTACGGCTTGTTATGATACTCCATATGATGATTGGATAAATCATCAAAAAGATGAACACTTTTACGGGTCAAAAATAATGGGTTATATTATTAAATGTCCTGAATGCAAAAGACTTGCTCAAGAAGAATTAGAGTTTTTGAAGAGCCTTTTGCCTAAAAAGAAAGAAAATAATCAGGAGGGTTAAGATGAGACTCGTCTTATCTATGGATAAGAAGAAAGTTTATGAGGAAATCGAGGAAAAATTTTTTGAATATGGTTTTCTTGAGCAATGTAAAAAATGTCAGTATCTTGGAAATGGATGTTCGGGACAATACAATGCACCAGGAATCACTTATTTTTGGTGTGCTGATTATGTGGGGAGGAAAAAGAAATGAATGAATTAACAACAAAAGAGATAAAGACCAAAATTTTGCCACTAATAATAAAGCGAATAAAAAATGCAGATGAGATAATCGAAGTTGAGATAAAAACTGGGGGAGATAATATTTTTGTTAATGGTTGGTGGGAATTTATTAAAAATGGCGAAACAAAATTTAGCTTTACCATTTATGAAAAGGATAAGGATGAAAGAAAGATAGAGGGGAAATGAAAAATAGAAAGAAAAAATTAATTGCCCTGATTACAATTGAAGTTGAGGAAGACGATCAAGAATTTTTATTTCGTATAATTTATCAAGATGAAGACAATCCAACCGGAAGAGCAAGTGGTGTTTTGACAAAAAATTTTTTGAAACATGAGCCATTGTCAGGATTGGCCTGGGATATGTTAGAAAAAAATCTAAACGACAGTCTGAAAGAGATGTTTGTAAAATTAAAAGAGTTAGTTTACAAAAAAATAGAAAAGGAGGACAAATGGAAGAAGTGATAAAAAGAAAAGAGCGGTCATTGGTTGAAAAAACAATCAAGAGATTGAATAAAGAATCCTGCTGGTGCGGATCGGCGGAGGGAAAGTTGGCCAAAATTGCAACCGCTCATGGATTTGACAAAGGGATATATCGAATAATCAAATCTGTATGGGATTTCATAACAGAAGAAGAATTAAAAAGTCTTTTGTATTTCAATGAGGCTCCAAATGATTCGCCCTGTGTTATTGAGATTTGGGTATGGGATTCTCAGAACCCATGGGCGAGAGAACCAAAGGAAAGATACAAGCTATTTTATAACGAGCCAAACCAGCGGATTAGTGATGAACTTCAAAAAATCATCAGGTAAAAATGGGATGTCAAGAAAATCTACATCAAAATACCCACGATTTAATATGAAATACCCAAAATTTCGTTTCATATATACAAATTTCATCTCAATTTTTCATATTCCCAATTTTGAGAATCAAAACCCGTGTTATAATATACATAGGGTTGATGATGGGAAACCAAAAGACCGTTATTTGCATTCGTTGCAAAGGCGAGATTCTGAGAGAACATGCCATCAAAATAGATGAGGATACTTTTATATGCGGATATTGCCAGGCGGTTCTTTTTGGGAAACCATTGGAGAATTGGCCACCCAAAATTACACGGCAGGAACTTCGGGAGATGAGGCGAAAGAGATGAGCAATACAAGGCGACGCTGGGAGTTCATATTGAAGTTTAGCATGTTTACTATTTTAGCGGAGATGCATGGAATACATTTTGTCCCCACATCGTTTTATCGAACTGCAAAGGAACAAGAAAAGCGATTCAAAGCTGGCAAGTCACTTTGTGATGGTCGAAAAAAAATTTCAAAACATCAGCTTTGGCGGGCGATGGACATTGTAATTATAGACGAAGACAACAATCCGATTTGGGAAGGAATATTAGAATATGAAATTTTAGGCGACTTATGGAAAAAGTTAGGTGGAACTTGGGGCGGAGATTGGTATAAAGAGGGAAAAACAAAATTTTATGACTGCTATCACTTTGAATATTAAAAGAGGCGGGTCAATAGTGTTGAGAAAGGATAAGCCACAGGCGGGTGGTGGCCAACACTAAAGCAAATGAAATATTTTAGAAAATATTTCGAAACTCCAGAAATCAACCTTTATCCCATTGGTGACTTTCATTATGGAAGCCGCCAATGTGATGTAGAATTTATTCGAAAAACGATTAAAATTATTAAGAATGATCCGATTGGCTGGTGGGTAGGAATGGGCGATTTGATGGAAAATGCGATAATCGGGTCGAAGTCAGATGTTTATCTCCAACGCATTCCCCCGGAAGAACAAATCGAAGACCTTGTTGAACTACTGGAGCCAATAAAAGATAAAGCTCTTTTTCTCATAGCTGGAAACCATGAGCAGAGGACAATGCGAGTAGTTGGACTGATTCCCGAGCAAATCATTGCCAGCCGACTCATGATTCCTTACAAGGGTTATAGCTGTTATGCTGACCTGATTCTCAATTCTCATAGACCTAAATCATTCAAATGTTATTTTCATCACAATTACGGTGGAGGCTGGACAACCGGGGGGAAAGTAAATAAGGCAAATCAGTTGCGAAAAATAGTTCCCACGGCTGATGCTATTTTTTCAGGGCATTTTCATATTACATCCCGGATCCCCGTTCAATGGTTTGACACCGGGAAAAAAGGTGTTATAGAACATATTGGATATGACTATATCACCGGTTCAGCACTCCGATGGCATGATAGTTATGCTGAGGAAAAAGCGAAACCCCCAGCGGTGAATGAGTTTATCATGGTGAATTTCAAGGGAAGCACCACGGGGCGGGTAGACAACCGGGAGCAAAATTATTGTATTATTAAACCATGATCAATATGATAAAAAAGATAATAGACGAAATTTATGGCTAGTGGCTTACCTTTAGCTTTTTGGAGCTATCGTGAATACCATTTACCCATGGGTTTGGGGCTCAATCATTTAGAATGGTGACTGCTGAATAGCCTTATTGTTGATTAGTTCAATTGTTGTGGCTGTTCAGAGCTAGCCAGACACCATTCGGGTAAAGGTTGGGCCCCACGTATTTAACCCAAAAAGATTTCTTCAACTCAGATGATTAAATTCCGCAAAATGATTTAAAACATGAATAGATTTGCTGAAATCCTGACTGCCATAAGCAAAGTGCTGCGGTCAGGATTGTTGTTGATTCTGGTGATAGCTCTAATATGGATGGTTATAAATATTCAGAAGTGCAATAAAAAACGCTCATATGAGCAATACAATGCACAAAAAGTCGAACTTATTGGCAGTCATACTGCACAAAAAGTTGAGAAGAAAACTTACAGGCCACCGGTAATCAAGACTCCGATTACGCCCGACAAGCCACCCGTAGAAAAGAAGAAATTGCCTGTTCATCCTAAGCTGGTAAAGAGAACGGTTGAAATAAAAACTGAAACACCAGAAGGCCAGGAAATAAAAACAACGCTCGTGGTAGACAAAAAAGATAATTTTTATGCGATAGCTGATAACAAAACTGAGATTTCTGTTACTGAATGGAAACCGCCGATTGCCAGCTTTGATTTTAAATTTGGCTATTCACTGGTTTACAGCAATAGGATTTATCATTGTCTTTCGCTGGATTATTTCCGTATATGGCGGTTTTATTTTGGTTCTGAAGTGGGGGTTGGAATACAGGAAAAATCAATTTCCGATTACCTAGTCGGATTGAGCTTAAAATTTAAATGGTGGGAGCTCTCCAGCTCGAAAGTTTCATTTCGATTCAGTCTTGTTGGGGGGTATAATTTTATAGAGTCTTCGCCATATGTGGGACTGAATCTGAAATTTTAAGAGAATAGTATTCCCACAGTTAACGCAAAAATTAACGCAAAAGTAAACACAAGTATTCACGGGGGAAACCGAGATGAATGGAGATAAATACAAATACAAAGAGCTAATCGAGCAAATCAAGTCAGCTAGGACAATAAAAGAGAAGGTCGAAACTCTAGCCACAATGGTATTTATGATGGCGACGAACGATTTGCACTGTCTTGAAAAGAGGCAATTGGATTTGGAAAGTAGAATCAAGAAGCTATATAAAATCTTGATAGCAATTGTAGTTTTATTGATTATTTCAAACCCAGATATAAGAGACATGGCTTCAAAGCTATTGATGTTGTTGTTTTAAAAAAAAGGGGGGCTGAATGTTTTTTAGACTATTTGCATTCGTTCTTTATCTGGTCATCGGGGCGATTGCATGTATCCCGATGGCGATTGCAGCCTATTTAAAATCTATTCCAATAACATGGAAAAGATTAGGTTCTGAACTAAAAAAAGAGAATGGAGATTAAAAAAGTTCCTATTTCACAAGTTGAGCCGTGGGAGAAAAATCCCAGGAATATTAGAACAAAAGACTTTGAACGACTCAAGAAACAAATATTGGAGCTAGGCGTTTACAAGCCACTGATTTGTTATGAGGAAAACGGAAAATATATCACTCTGGGTGGGAATATGCGTCTTTTAGCTCTCCGGGAGCTTGGAATTCCAGAGGTGGAGATTTCAATCGTTTATCCCAAATCTGAGGCAGAGAAAATCAAATATAGTCTTTCAGATAACGATAGGGCTGGGGAATATGATGAGCAGGCATTGGCAGAATTAGTTTATCCACATATTGAAGAAATTAACCTTGAGGACTTTAAGGTGGATTTAGGGGAGGCGATAGATTTGAAGGGAATTGTAGAATCATTTGGGCCTGATTTGGATTTGATAGAAAGTGAAAATTTATCACCATCTTTGGTAAGTCATCAATATGGTGGAAAATCTACTCCATTCAGACTGGGAAAAATATTGGCATTTGTGACAGATCTTCGAGTATGTAAGGAAGCGCGAAAACTTGAAGATGAGCTTTTGGGAGAGAAGATAGACCAGAAAGAAATAAACACAAAAATGACGGAAATTCTGAAAAAAGCCTTTGAATTGGAATGAAAATTAGTATATTAGTCCCTGGTCAGAGAAAAGGGGAGAGTTTATATATTACAAAATTGCTGGAAAAATTGGTGAGTTTTTATGGGCATGAATTGACAAGTCCAGAAGAAAGTGAACTAATCGGAGTAAGTCTTACTCATTGGGGGGAGTTGAAGGGACTAAAAAAAACAAGGGAAACATTTCCCTCCAAAAAAATTGTAGTTGGAGGGCATCTTTCACACTCCCCGCTTCCCCTGCTACGATGGGCTGATTTTGTGAATCTTGGTCATGGATTTCAGTTTTTCAAAGAATGCAGGAGTATAGATGATATTTGGGAAAAGGAATATATAATCCATTCCCAGAAGAAAAATGGGAAATTTTCTCAATACATAGATTGGAAAATAGTCCCGGCTGTTCAAATTCAAAAAAACTCATATTCATACTGGTGGAGCGTTGGCTGTAGATACAAATGTAAGTTTTGCCTCACGTCCTGGATTAACAAATACCAGATAAATCCACAGAAACGGATACCCGAAAGAATACGAAAAGCAATTGGAAAATCAAAACAACTTTATCTGATAACAAATGATTTTTCCGACTCTTGTACAAAAAGAACAACAACAAATGCCCTGCTGAGGGATTTCCTGAAAAATCCAAGGAAATTTGAAAAGATCCGCTACATACGAGTGGGGGTAGAGTTTGTCTCGGAAAAATTGAGGAACAAATTGGCAAAACCGATGACAGATGAGGAGATAAGAGAATTTGTTATTCAGACAAAGAAATGCCGAAAAAGAGCAAATATTTTTTTGATAGCAGGACTAAATTCCTATGAAGAATTCGAAGAATTTGGAGAAAAAGTATTAAACGATGAAATATATGAATTCCGACCACGGTTGGGGTTTATAGTGAATTATCTTTCACCGCAACTGAATACACCGCTGGAACAAATTGATTTGACAAAACTAAAGGAAGTTGACCTGGATACAGTGAGATATAAATGGAAACTGAAAAATGGTCGGGTTGTAGTATTTCATTCTGATTCCCTTAGAATTTTCAATGCCTTAAAGGATGCGATTTGCGAACGGTCAGATGAAAATCAAATTGAAAAGGTGTTGGCCTTGAGAAAAAGGAGGTTCAAAACAACGGAAGAATTCTGGGAAGAAGTAGAAAAAATGGGGTTGATGTCATTGGCAAAAGGGAATTTTTTAAAAATTAAACTTGAACTTCCCTATAAATATTCTCCTGTTTCACTGGAAGAAATATGGGAAAATTAGAAAAATGAGCAGGACAGGCAGACCATCAAAATATGACCCGGAAAGACATCCGGAAGAAACCAGAAAACTAGCCACCCTAGGTGTAAATGAAGAGGATATCGCCTGGTATTTTGGAGTCCACCCAAATACTTTTGCCAATTGGAAGAAACAGCATGAAGAATTACTGTTAGCATTAAAAGAAGGACAGGCACACAAAAAAATCAGCCTCATGAAAGCAATGTATGAAAATGCGGTAAAGAAGCACAATGCCTCAGTTCAAATTTTCCTTGCTAAGAATTGGCTGGGTATGAGTGACAAACAGGAAGTCCAGCAGACTACCGAGTTTAAACCGCTGAAAGTCATTATTTCAAAAGAAACGGACGCCAATGGAAAATAATGCCTCGAGGAGTATCAGAAATAAGGCTTCATCCATTCCAGGTGAGAGCCTGGGAGAGCAAGAAGCGATTTATAGCTTTTTGTTCTGGCGTCCAGGGAGGAAAGACTACTTTTGGTTCTATCTGGATATTGAATGAAGCACAAGAGCGGGGACCGGGAGAATACATTATCCTTTCCCCTACTTACAAAATTTTGAAACAAAGCACGTTGACCAAATTTTTTGAAATAGTGCCGAAAGGATATGGGATTTACAATAAGGCCGATTCGACATTCGAAACGATAGATGGCCGGATGTTCTTTTTGCGGTCGGCGGAGAAACCCGAGTCAATCGAAGGCATCACGGCCAAAGCCATCTGGGCTGACGAGGCATCATTGATGAAGCCAAATGCCTGGCTGATTATGCAGGGCCGGGTAAGTGCCACGAGGGGCAGGATTCTCCTAACATTTACTCCGGTGGCTCTGAATTGGATTTATCACGAGCTTTACAAACGCTGGAAAGACGGTGATCCTGACTATGAATTTATCCAGTTTCGAAATGTTGACAACCCCTATTTTCCGAAAGAAGAATACGAGAGGGCAAAACGAACGCTATCCGAGATTCAATTCAAGCTGAGGTATGAGGGAATATTTACCAAGGCGGAAGGGCTGATTTATCCCGACTTTGGCCCGCAACATATTATAGACGATTTCACCCCGCCTGATGACTGGTTAAAAGTTGGTGGGATTGATTTTGGTTACAACAATCCATTTGTGGCGCTCAAGGGAGCACTCAGTCCCGATGATGTTTTGATTGTATATGATGAGCATTACAAGGAGAGAGAGCTTCTTCAGGGCCACGCTAAAAAACTGGACCCTGAGATAACTTATTTTGCCGACCCTTCCGGGAAACGGGAAATTGAGGAGCTTCTGGCAATGGGATTTGATGTTCAGTCGGCTGATAACGATGTGAATATCGGGATAAACAAGGTCAATGAACGCATCAAGACGGGTCGGCTAAAAGTTTGTCGGCGATGCCGAAACCTGATTGATGAATTTGAAACTTATCGGTGGGAAGAGGAAAAAGATAAACCAGTAAAGCTGAACGACCATTGTCAGGATGGCTTACGCTACATGGTTATGGGGCTTGAGGAAATGAAGGCTGGCCTCAGGGATGAATTGATTGTTTTGCCCTGACGGTGTTCACGGAACATGAACGGATTGCTCATTTTGGATGAACACATGAAGTCACGAGTTGTGATTTCAAATTGCGAAATATCAGTGATGGCGCTAGAATCCCTTCGTTTTCCTAGCTGAGACAACGCAGGAGAAGGTTTTGTGGATAATTTAAGGGTCGGAGTGCGGGAACATCAAGTTCGTCGCTCTACGGCGCTCTCAGAGTGTTTTTTTGAAAATAAAAATAGAGCTGGAGTTTTGCGAATGAATGCAATCGAAAAGATTATATATAACCTCGGACGACTCCGGGGATTTTTTCAAAAAGGGGTTGATGTTCCGCTGGGAACTGATACATCTTGGATGCATCCTTTGCTCTGGGGTGAGGGACTTCTTCAGTCCAGAAAACCCCAAACACCAGAAGAGTATCTGAGTTATTTCACAAGCTGGGTTTATATTTGTGCAACGCTGAATGCTACCACGCTGGCCTCTATTCCCCTCCGGCTATATGTGGCAAAAGAAAAACGAGGCAGGAAATACCTGTTGATTCAAACCAAAAAAATTGATAATGCTCGACTCAAATTTCTTTCGAGCAACAATAGTCTCCACAAATATCTGAGAAAAGCCAAAGAAGTTGAAGAAGTCACCGACCATGTTTTCCTTGACCTAATGACCAACGTTAATCCTTTCATCAATGCTCGGGATTTGTGGGAGATTACCTCGCTTTTTCTCGACCTAACTGGAGATGCCTATTGGTATTTGGTGAAAACAAATATTGCCGGGCAGGAAGTGCCGACTCAAATCTGGCCGATCCCCAGCCAGTACATAAAGCCTATTCCCGGTGAATCGCTGAAAGACTTCATCAAAGGATATATTTACCGCCGGGGGAACCGAGAAGTGGAGTTAAGCCGTGATGAAGTTATTCGCTTCACCTATCCGAATCCCAAAAACCAATTTCGGGGATTCTCCTGTGTTCAGGGGATAGCTGATGCCGTTTATGTGAACATGAAGATGTATGAGTTTGAAGAAGCTCTGTTCGAGAAAAAGGCTCGAGTAGGTGGAGTAATTGAGCAGACTGAGCGGGTATCCGAACCGGCGCTTGAGCGATTTAAAAAGAGCTGGGAGCAAAAATATTCAGGTGCTGTCAATGCGGGAAAGACTGTTATCTTGCCGCATGGGATGAAATTCAATCGAGACACCATGACACCGGAAGAGCTATCGTTCATTGAAGGCCGCAAGCTAATGCGGGAGGAAATCGCCGCCGCTTTTGATGTTCCCATTGGGGCGTTGATTTCTGAAAACGTGAATCGCGCTAATAGTGAAACCGCCGACTACCGCCACATGAAAAACGGTATTCTTCCAAGACTTCGCCGAATTGAGGAGAAGCTGAATGAACGCCTGCTTCCCATGTTTGATGAACGGCTGTTTGTAGCCTTTGACAACCCGGTGCCGGAAGATAAGGAATTCCAGCTGAAAGAACGAGAAACATATGCAAAGGCAAATATTTTGAAAATCAATGAAGTTCGCCAGGAGCTTGGAAAAGAACCAGTAGCCTGGGGAGATTCAGCCTGGTTTCCGATGAATCTAATTCCGGTTGAGGATTCAAAGAAAATCCTCACTGAGGAGCTGGTGAAGCGGGTAAAAGAGAAACTCAGGGAGATGCTGGCGTAAATGGAAAAAGGACTGGGTTTTCTTGATAAACAATTGAACGAATTGGCCAATGAATTGGCCACAGATGTGCTGAAAGGCCACTTATGTGAGGCCATCAAAGAGAGTATTGCGGAAGAGATTAAAAAGCAAATTCTCGAGGAAGACTCTCGTCAGGCTCATTTTGAGAAATTATTCAAACGCATAGCCAGGCATGAGCCGAAAATAAAAGAGATGCTCATTGGGATATGGAAGGAAGAAGAAAAAATTCTAGTGGCCAATCTAAAGAAGCTCAAGAAATACTTTTCTCAGAGAAAAGATGAGAGCATGATTGATATGGTCATGTATCCTCGGGCTGAATTTGAGACGAAATTGTCCGAGGAGATGGCTCAAATATTGGCCTTGATTTTGGCGGAAGAAGGGCAGACGGCCATTGAAGAGCTGGTGGCCGATGCGGTTTTCAATGTTGATACCGCCAGAATCCAGGAATGGATAGAACAATATACTCCCCGGTTCTCCGAGAGTCTGGAAGAGGTAAACGTGGTTCTTCTCCGAAAAGAGCTGAAGGAAGGGATTGAAGCTGGCGAAGGTATTCCTCAACTCATAAAACGTATCAACAAAACCTATGACAATTTTTACAAACTCCGCTCCGAAACGATTGCTCGCACCGAAGCACTCCGGGCGACAAATAGAGCCAATGTTGAGGCAATGATTCAAAGCGGGGTGGTAAGGAAGAAGATTTGGATAACCATGTGGGACAATAAAACCTGTCCCTGGTGTGAACGAATGGATGGAAAAGTTGTGGCGGTGGAAGAAAACTTCTTCAACCAAGGTGATAGATTTTCCATAGATTGGGAAGAAGATGGCCGACAATATCATCGCACTATGAAGCTGGATTATGAGGATGTGGTTAGTCCGCCCTTGCATCCTGGGTGCCGGTGTGCGATTAGCCCGTGGATGGAAGATTAATATAAATCTTAAATTGGTAACAAAAAATGGAACTAAACAAAGAAAAGCAAGAAGGGGGAAATAGATGCAAATTTCAACCGAGATTATAAATTTTCAAGACATCAATCCAGAGCAGGCTGGCAAACTTGCTCAACGATTGCATATAAAAAAGGATGAGATAAAATTCATCCGCAAATTCTATACAGCCGAGAAAACCGAGGTCTCAGAAGAAGAAAGAGCAGTTACAGCTATTGTTTCAACGGCCGACCGAGATAGAGACGGAGAAATAGTTGACCCCAAGGGGATACAACTTGATGGATACCTAAAGAATCCAGTTCTCTTGTGGGCACACCGCTACATGGACCCACCCATTGGCCGGGCAATGTGGGTCAAGAGGAAAAAAGAGGGTCTTGTTGCAAAGTTTGAGTTTTTTTCGAAATCTCAGTTTGCGAATGAAATTTACCAGCTCTACCGGGAAGGGTTTTTAAAGGCATTTTCCATTGGTTTTATTCCTCTTGATTATGATGAGAAAGAAAAGATTCACAAAAAAATACTTCTTCTTGAGATTTCCGCAGTTCCCGTGCCCGCAAATGAGAATGCTCTGGTAATAGAAGCCTATCGAAAGGGCTTAATTCAATCAGTTCAGCTAAAGAAAGACCTGGAGCTTGAGGAGATAGAGATTGAAGATAAGGAAGAGGAGATTATTATTGATGCAGATATCAAGCCAGAGACAACCGAAAATTATCACCGTATTCCGGTGGATGATCCTGGCAAGCATAAGGGGCACAAGATTCGAACCATTACCATCTCAGCTAAAAAGGGGATAAAGGCTCTTTACTGTGTTGACTGCAAAAAAATAATCACTTACTTGTTCGACAAAGACAAATGGACAATGGAAGAAGCTCGGCGATGGGTCGATGAGCACAAAGGGATTCTCAGTCGGTATGAGGAAAAAATAAACAGGAGTGAAAAAATGGAAGAAAAAACTATTGTTGAAATAGATGAAATTTATCAAGAATTGGATATTGATGAATTAGATGAAACACAAGATGAAGAAATAAGGCTGGAAGATGAATTTGAAATTGAAGACTTAGAGCTGGAGGAAAAAGGAGTTATTCCCTATAAAGATTTAGGAAAATTACCTGAAGACACACCCTGGAATGGCCCAGCTGAAGTAAGAGAGGCTGAAGTTTCAGATCTGAAACTCATGTGTGCCTGGTATGATTCGGAGAAGCCGGATATCAAACAGAGCTACAAACTTCCTCATCACAAAGCTAAAGGACACAAGGCGGTCTGGCGTGGAGTTGCCGCCGCTATGGCCGCACTTCTTGGTGCAAGAGGTGGAGTGAATATTCCTGATGCTGACCGGAAAGGCGTTTACAATCATCTAGCTAAACATTACAAGCAATTTGATAAAGAAGTGCCAGAATTCAGGGAATACACTGAAACCGAGCTAAAGGCCATGTTTCCAGAGCTCTATAAAGAAAAGACAGAAGACATAGACGATTGGAAAGTTGTTCTTGGTGAAGTTTCAGATATTCCTGATAAATTAATACAAGTTATAAACATGATTCGAGAACAATATGAGAAGATTATCACTGAGAAAGACGAGAGAATTGCCGAGCTGAAAGAAGGCCGGGTACTGAGTAAAAAGAATCGGGAGATTATCAAAAAAGCTATTGCGGCGCTTCAGGAAGTACTGGCGGCCGACAAACGAGGAAATGAAGATGAAGGGAAAGATGATGACAAAGAGGTGAATATTGAAGATATCAAAGTGGAACAAGAGACTAACCAGAAAGATGTTGAGGCAATTGTTGAGGAAAAACTAAAAAAGCTGTTTGATTCAATTGACATCGGAAAAGTTATCAATGATGCTATAGACCAAAAAATTAAACGACTTCAAGGAAAACTCGAATAAATCATATATGGGGCTGTGGTCTAGAGGGAAGACTCCGGTCTTGCACACCGGAAAACGCCGGTTCGACTCCGGCCAGCTCCATTTAAGAAGGAAGGGAAGATATGAAAGCTAATACTGGTAATCCAAATGAGCTTAACGATTCTACCTCTGTGGGTCCTGGGATATCTCCTTGGCATCTCATTCCAATACATTATCCCCAGATAAAGTGGCGATATTATCCCTTAGATGAAGGAAATAAAACTGAAAAGGCCCATCAAATTCTAAAGAGGCTGATTAAAAAGGGAGTAATTAAAGAGCCAAGTTCATTTAAGAAATTTTGTGAATTAATTGAAGAAATAAGTCAGATTCTTTAATTGCCTTCTTGTGCTAATTTATGTTAACCGGCCTTCTGTCAGTTAACATAGGTTAACACAAGAATTTATCTCCGTTGGTATCAGCAAAAGGGGGAGTTGCTCTCCAAGCGGAGAATATCAGGTTCAAGGCCAATCCGGTGGAGATTGTTCTATAGAGCAATCAGCCGGAGTGAATTGGTCTGAGCTGGAGATATAGACCCACCATCGCAAAGATGGTCACCAGGAGGCAAGGCCACCCAAAGCTGAAATACACCACCACGGAGAAAAGAAAATCCTATTTCAGGAGAAAAGAAAAATGACTAAAGAAGAACTTGAAAAATACATTGAAGATAGAGTCAAAGAGACTGCCGATGAATATATTACTGCCCAGCTGAAAGAACAAATCCAGGATGCACTCGGGAAATTTAAACCCAGCAAAGAGGAAGAGGAAGTCAATAAAGCAGCCAAAGAGAAGAAATTCAAGAGCTTCGGAGAATTCTTGACTGCAGTCTACAATTATCGGCAGGGCGGCCAGCATGATGAACGGCTGGTCTATGTTGATTCTTCAGGGAAGATAGCTTCTCCGCCTGAATCAAAAACTATGACCGAAGGCACTGATAGTGCTGGTGGGTTCCTGGTTTTTGAAGAATATAGAAACCAAATTCTTGAAATTGGGCTCGAGGATGCTATCGTCCGCAAAAATGGTGCTATGGTCATCCCGATGAGCTCTGATACCATCAATATCCCTCGGGTTGAAGACACCTCTCATGCTTCAAGTGTCTTCGGTGGTGTAGTTGGCTACTGGGAAGGTGAAACCAGCACCATGACTGCTTCTGAGCCCAAGTGGGGAAATTGCAAGCTCACTGCCCACCAGTTGGCTGGCTACACCAAGGCTTCTAACGCTTTGCTGGCCGATGCCGCTGTTGGACTTGAGGCTTTTCTCCGTCGAGCTTTCGGTGAGGCATGGGCTTACTACGAGGATATCGCCTTTATCAGTGGAAGCGGAAAAGGTGAACCTTTAGGTGTTTTAAATGCATCCTGCACCATCCCTGTAACTCGCCAGGCCAATAACATTGTTCGTTACAATGACCTGGTAAACCTCTGGAGCCGATTACTTCCCGCTTCCAGGAAGCGGGCAGTCTGGCTACTCAATCATGAGGTTCTTCCTGAGCTGATGAAGATGGGTGCTGGTAATGCTGCCCAGGCCAGCGGTCACAACCTCGTATGGATCAACCGTGACCAAGGAGCCGCTCAATCCATTCCTGGCACCATTTTTGGTCGGCCATTCTTTGTAACTGAGAAGATGAGTGCTCTTGGTTCTGAAGGTGACATCGGCGTATTTGATTTCGGCTTCTACCTCATCGGTGACCGCCAACCTTTGACCATTGATGCTTCAACTCACGTTTACTTTACTACCAACTGCACTGCATGGCGGTTTGTTCTCCGAGTCGATGGTCAGCCCTGGCTTAAGAGCGCCATCACTCCGAGGAATGGCTCTAACACCCTGTCTCCCTTCGTTATTCTTTCCAGCACCAGCTAATGAGGTGATATGATGAGTGAAGAAAAACGCACGGGTGGGTTTCGCAGTCTAGGTGAGTTCCTTATCGCCACCCGAAAATATTTGGATGGGGAGGCACGGGATAGTCGAATAGACGAATTGTTCCGAAAAACAATGAATGAGGGCACCGACTCTGCGGGCGGTGTCCTCGTTCCTGAAAAATGGGCGGACCAGATTCTTTCTGTCGCTCTGGAAAACTCCATTGTGCGGAGCCGAGCTATTCGGATTTCTGGAAATACTGACACATTGAATATCCGTGTTCTTGTTGATTCTGATAGAAGTTCTTCCCTTTTTGGAGGAATTACAATTGAGTGGTTAGAAGAAGCTGGAGATAAAGCAACGGTTACTTCTCAGCCTTCGTTGGGAAATTTGAAACTCACGGCTCATGAAGGAGTAGTCGGAACTTTTGTTTCCAATAATCTTGAAGCAGATGTTGACAAATTCGAGCAGTTCTTTCTCCAGGCTTTTGGCCGGGCTATCCGGTTCTATGAAGATGAGGCTTTTATCTGGGGAACCGGATCGGGTCAGCCAGTTGGGGTTATGCATGCCAATTGTCTCGTTCCGGTAACCAGAACCGCCAATTCAAAAATCGATGTAGCAGATATTGGAAACATGGCTTCTCGATTGCTCCCGGGAAGCTGGCAGACTGCGGTCTGGCTCATAAACCAAAGCGTCCTGACTGAGTTGGTGGAGCTGACGGCCAATGCCGCCAATTCTGCTTCAGTCATTGACTTGGCGAAGATGCAGATTTTCGGTCGCCCAATCATCGTCACTGAGAAATGCTCCGCAATGGGAACAACGGGAGACATTATTCTGGCTGATTTCGGACAATACGTCATATTCGACAGGGAAATAATTGTGGCGTCGTCAAAACATGTGAATTATGGTGGAAATTATGGCTTCCTTCAGAATGAAACATTCTGGAAAATCGTTCTTCGGGTAGATGGACAACCTGTTCCGCAGGCCACCATCACTCCGAGACGAGGAGGAAGCTCACTTTCACCGTTTGTTTGCTTGACGACTTCTTCATAAATTCTAGGAGGGTAGAAAATGCACAAGTTCAAAGAAAACTACAAACCGGCCTATGGTGTTTTTTCCTCTGCTCTTGGTGGAGAGACCGGCGATAAAGTAGAAACCGCTACTTTTGTGGATATGAAATACTACGATGCGGTTGTAGCTTATGTGATTGCTACAAATGTCGCTAATGGCCAAAAAATCACTCTGCAATTGCTTGAGGCGACTGATTCCAGCGGAACAAATGCACAGGCTATTTCAGGAAAAACCGACACTTTTACCTCTACCGGAACTACTCAAAAAGATGTGCTTCAAGCTGAAGTTCGAGCCGAAGAACTTAGTTCTGGTTATCAATATGTTGGTTTTCGGGTAAGCACCGATGATGCTGATGGACAAGAATATATCGCTGGTGTTCTACTCCAGGGTAGAGCACGTTACGGTTCTTCAAGCTTACCATAAGGCCGTTGTGAAATAGAAGATTAAGCCAGTGGGGGAAGGCCTTATTACGGTCTTTCCCCTACCCGGCTTTTTCTTGATTGGATTGGAGAAAAATGGCAAAAAGAAAAAAACCAAAAAGACTGTTCAGAAAAAAAAAGAAAATTAAGTTTTTCGGGTTTTCTCCCAGAAACAAAATGATTGAAGAGCCAGAGAAAACAAAAGGGGGTCATAATGTCAGTGACCAAACTTAGATTTGTGAAAGATTGGGGACCCTACAGAAAAGGCCAGCTCCACTACACAACTTCCCCAACTACGGTTCATTATCTTGTGAATGTATATGGAGTGGCAAAGGTGGAGACTGATAAAAAGAAGACAAGAAAAGCCACCGGGAAAACAAAGACTCAGAAAGAAACCTCAGAATATGAGTTTATCTATTTTACTCCAGAAGACGATGAACCCCAGGGTGTAGTGAGCGATCTGTGGGAAGAGTATTCAGAAGAGATAAAGGAAACAGGCGATAATGAAACAGGTTTATGACCGCTTCGACCTAATCAATGCCCGCAAAATCGCAAAATACAACCAGGCGAATTTAGCGACGATTCTAGGCGTTTCTCAACAATATGTATCTGCGATGGAAAGCGGGCGTAAACCCTTAACTATCAATGCTATACGCTTCATTGAGGAGCAAAACAGGCGAAATCTGAAGGGTTTACCACGCACCCCCCGAAAAAATAGCAAAAAGGTTGTAAAAAAGCTCAATAGAATCAATAACTTACAAAACAAAAATTTGCGAATTCAAAAAGTCAGTGACTTTTCAAGAAAAGAAGCTGAAGAAATGTGGTGGGAGAAGCTGAATGCCCGGTGTTTAGCGTGTAAGCGGGGATGTAAACAATCAATTTATACAAAGATTATCGCTTGTCCGCAATATCAAAAAGCATAAGGAAATAAAAAATGGCGGTAGGAACATATGCATTAACCAGCCTTGATGAGGCATTGGCTTATATCGGTGAGGATGTAAGTCGAGATGCTCTCTGGATATATTACAATGGCTCAAATACCACGGCTACGGTCGAAGTTCAGGAAAACAAACTTGTCTTGACCGACTCTAGCACTACCGAGATTGATTTAACCAACACTAATTATGATACGCTGGGAAAGCTGGTCAATTATATCAATAATAGCGTCTCCGATTGGGTGGCTGGCCTACTTTATCACTCCTCGGCTTCATCGGCTGACCTTCTGGTAACCGGTCAACTGAATGCCAAGGGTTCATCCAATGAGCAAACACTCAAAATAAAAGACAATTACTTAATAGAAAGGTTAATTGACCGGGCGTCTGATTTAATTGAACGCTATTGTGGTCGGAAGTTAAAAAGTCGGAGCTATACAAAAGAAGTATATGATGGCACAGGAACAGAAAGGCTAATTCTCCGAGAGTATCCGGTAACCCAAGTTTCCCGGGTGGCTATTGGCCGGGCTGATGCTTTTTCGGTAAAGAACACAACCGCCACCACCTCGGCTTTTGTCGAGGTAACGGATACTAAAGTCATTCTGACCGCTGATGGCTCAGCGACTGAGCTTACAATCTCTGATTATTCAACGATAAATGATTTGATTATTGCCATTGAAAATAACTCTGGCTGGGAATGTTCACTGGTTGATTCAGATTACAGAAGCTACCAGGCTTCAGAAATTCTTGTTCGGCCAGCCATGTATTGCCTTGCGCCAGATATCGCCTATATTGAAATTCCTGATGATTATATCACTGATTATCATCTTGAAAAAGGGACAGATGAGTTCTATAACCCAGGGATCCTCTATTATTACGGTGGTTTCAATGCCGGTCACCAAAATGTTTTTGTTTGGTATACCGCAGGTTATACAACCATTCCTTATGCCTTAGAGCAAGCCTGTTTGGAGCTGGTGAAATTCAAATATGACCAATCAAAACGAGATCCTGGAATGAAGTCGGAAAAAATTGGGGGCGTTTATAGCTACACTCTGGCCGATTTGAAAAATGCTTTGCCTGATGAACTTCTTTCACAACTTCAGCTTTTTAGAAGGATTGATATTTAAATGGTAGTCATAGAGTTAAAAGATGAAAGCATTTATCTTTCAACCGACAACCGGGAAGAAATACTTGAGTTGATTCAGTTTCTTGTAAAAATGTATGCTCGGCTGGAGCAAAGAGGGCAATACCAGGTGACCATATATGAATTTCGGGAGAAGAAATAATGAGTTTTCGGTCGCTTCTGGATTCAACCTGCACTATAAAGCGTGAGGATATTTCTACTGTTGATGAAATTGGCGGTTATTCAGATACAACCTACACGGTGCTATATCGCCGAGTTCCTTGCCGGTTTGAGACGCTGACGAAAAAACTTGAGATTATCGCTTACAACAAAGAAGCGGTTTTTCCTGACTACTATGTTTACATGGAATATCGGTCAGGGATAAAAGAAGGCGACATCTTAGAAAAAGACGGTCGAATATTTGAAATAAAGCTGGTTGAGAATTGGAGTGAGGCTGGAAAATACATGAAGCTGGCGGTAGTGGAGTTGGGGAGAAATTAAGATGTCAGTCAAAATAAAAATTGATGGCGTGGCTCAGGTTCAAAAAAAGCTGAAGCAATGGGGAAAAGAGAAAGAAGAAGAATCAAAGAAGGTGTTGAAGGAAATAGGCTTTAAAATTCAACGGGATGCAAAGTTGACTGCTAGAGAAAAAGGCGTTTTTGATACAGGGCGGTTGATCAGCTCTATATCGGTAAATTGGAGTAGAGGGCCTCACAAAGGAGCGGTTGAATCTCCCGCAAAAAGAGATGATGGAATAGGCCGTCCAGATTCGAAATTAGGTAAATTCGAAGTAGCAGTTGGCACGAATGTTTTTTATGCTCCGTTTCAAGAACTAGGAACAAGAAAGATGAGAGCTCGCCCTTTTCTTTTTCCTTCATTTTTTTCTCATGAGGGCGATGTGGAAAAGAAATTAAAAGAGATAATGAGGAAATGATTTCAATATTAACGGTCAACCGCAATTGTCTTGATTTTATGAAGCTCCTGGTCGCTTCGGTGAGGAAATTTACTCATTTGCCCTATGAAATTGTTTTGGTTGACAACGGTAGTGAAGATGGCTCAGTGGAATGGATTTTGAAAGAGCAGAAAGACTTAAAAGATATTCGAGCTTTTATTTTAAATAAAAATCTTGGACATGGACTCGGGCTTGATTTTGCTCTCCAACAGGCTGAAAGGCGATTTTGTTTAGTTTTGGATATAGATGCTCATATCCAGAGAAAAGAATGGGATTTTAACCTAATCGAGCTTTATATCGCCAAGAAAGAGAGAAAACTTATTTGTGCTGGCGGGGATAACAGAAAACCAATTCATCCTTGTTTTATGTTTTTCGAGCGGGAGTTTTTCCTAGATATGGGATTATCATTTATTCCTAGAGAAGGATTTGATGTGGGCAGGAAAATTTATTTTGACCTTCTAGTTGCAGGTTATGAAGTGCTTCGGATTCCATCTGGCTACGAACCTGATGGCAAAAAGTTTTATGGTGATGTATGGGGAGATAATTACTATATCATGGGAAGGCCCACACTCTACCACAACTGGTATTCCGCTCGGATGTGGAAGAAAGAAAAAGTGGACAATCTCACCAGAGCGGAATTCGAAAGGCGGAAGAAGATCCTTTTTGACCAACCGCTGGTTAAAGAGATTTTGTCAGCGGACTGACACAAATTTGAGGTTTTATGATAACGAAATGACGAAAAATGGAAAAGTGATTATTTCTTTTTTTAAGGGAAGTCTTCTATGACACTGGGGACAAATATAAAAAAGTGGTTCAATCACTATTTCATCGGGAAAATTAAAAATAGGAATATTAATTTCTAAACCACATTGAGGGCAAGTGAGAACAATATACCAAAAATAATCAGTTTCTCTGAGCATTGGTTTTTTGTTTGAGAAAATCATTTATTTTAGAATAAAACATTTTTTAGAAAAAGTCAAATGAAAGAATATTGGACTGACAAACAAGGGCGTTTTCAATGGCGTGATTGTCCCAAATGCGGGCAGGTAGCAGTCTTTGCTCTTGAGGATAATTACGAACTAACGCCAGATGACGGAAGCCATATTGTAAATCTTACCAGGGCGATATTTTATCCAAAGGCTCATCTTGACCATTTCGAGAAGGGATGTGTCAAGGGGAGCTGGCATATTATTTTGCGATGGAACGAATGAAAGACACGGCCATTCTTGTTACTACTTTTCTTCGAGATGAATTGCTTTTTCGATGTATAAAATCCATTCGGAAATATTACAAAGATATTCCAATTTTCATCGGTGACAATGGGAAGCCATCAGCGAAAAAGACGAAATTCGCGGAGAAATACAACTGCGTGCTTTTTGAGCTTCCTTTTGATTTGGGAGTTGCTGGCGTTCGAAATGAAAGCCTAAAACTAATTCCTAAAAATTATAAATATATCGTTGTTTGCGAGGATGATATTATCTTCACCAAAGAGACCAAACTTGAGCGGTGGCGGAAAATCCTGGATGCCGAGCCGGATGTCGGAATAGTCGGCGGACTTCTTATGACCCCAGATGGCGAAGAACAACATTATGAAGCGAATACCTGGATTGAAGGAGATACTCATTATATCGAGAAAATAGAAAATCCGAAATGGCGACAGGTTGACGGAATAAATTATTTCCTTTGTGACTTAATCTTAAATGTCTTCATGATGCAAAGGGTAGTCTGGGAGAAGGTGAAATGGGATGAGCAATTTAAAACCGCTCTTGAACATTCAGATTTTTTTCTTAGAGTAAAATATGACTCGAAATGGAAGGTGGCCTATACTCCAGATGTTTATCTTGTCCATGATTCAAATTATGAAAACATGGAATACAAAAAATATCGGGAGCGTCCAGTTGGTTGGCGACTTTTTGGAAGGAAATGGAATGTGACTTATTCGGTGAGTTCATTTAACGCTAAAAATCCTCTCCGATATGATAC